CAGTAATAGCTTTGATAGGTTACACAGATACTACTATGAAAACATTCACCTTAAATAATGTCTGTCGGTTTACGGCCACTACAATAGATAAGAGTACTACTATTACGCCAATAATGAACCCACAAACTGGTCCATCACCTACTCCTCCAATTAGTAATAGTTCACCCCCTATTGCCCCACCTACACAAGATAGTGCTATGTCGGAGTATTTTAAATGGTATTGGTATTGGAAAAATAATGGACAACCTAATTTGAATTACACAGATGACTATTTATTAAAAACTCAAATAGTACCACCTGTTTGTCCTTCTTGTCCGATGTGTAGTGGAGGACCATGCACCAACTGTGGTGGGAATGGTGGGTCTGGAACATTATCTCATAACGGGAATACTGTAGCTGGTGGAGCAAGTATTAATAATTTACAAGCTACACCTTCTCCTGCAAAGAATGGTACAGGTACTGGTCCCAATGCAAATTATTCCAATATTGGGAATGGAACATTCTCATCTAACGCCGACCCCAATACGATAGGTGGCTCACTCACATTAGCAACATATGATACTGTTGCTGGAGTAGAAGGAGTCGCTCAAACTGGTGCCGGTGTATTAAATACTGCAACTGGAACAGTAGGGTCTGTTGCAAATAAAGCATTAGATACTGTAGGAAATATTGCTGGTGGTGTTACTGGATTAGTAGGAGGAGCCGGAACTGGAGCAGCAAAAATATTAACACAAAATAATGGTACTCAAATAAATAATCAGAATATGTATCCTAATAATAATCAAACCCAATTAAATAGTAAATTATATGGTCAGGACAATACACAAACAGTTGGTCCAGATGGTAAACCTATTACTATTAATAGAACTGAAGGTGCATTCCAATCTCCTTATGGAACATCTACAACTGACCAATATTCTTATTATGGGTCATTATCAAATAAAGGACAAAGTAATTTTATGCCATTAACTGCTGATTTTAGTGCTTTTGGACGTTAAAAGTAAAGAATTATTTGATATATTTTACAGAATGTCAAATAAATAAAATATTTTTTAAATATATAATGCCATTAATTTTATGTTTTGATACAGAGACTACGGGAAAACCACCGAATAATGAACGTTATTTTAATGAAAGTAAAGGGGCAAAGGCTGAGGAGTGGCCACGCGTTATTCAACTAGCTTTTGTTTTATATGATACTGAAAAACAAAAACAATTGGCTTTTTATGATAAATTAATAAAATTACCCGATGGGCAAACGGTTCCTCCAGATTCTACTGAAATACATGGTATAAGTGATGATGATTTAGAACAAAACGGAATAACTATGAGAACAGCTTTAACTATGTTTATGAATTTTTACAATAAAGCAGATTTTGTAGTAGGGCATAATATTCAATATGATATTAATGTTATTTGTGCAGAATTAACACTTTTAATTAGACATCCCGATACCTCCGCCCAGGATAAAACAATAATGAAAGAGACAATAAATAAGTTATTATGGGATAAAGCAAAGAGATATTGTACGCTTCAAAATTCTAGAAAAGTTTGTAATTTACCAAAATATATTTATGAAATGGATGAAGTTTTACGAGATGAGACGGGTAGAGAAGTTATTGATTATTCATTTGATGCTTATGGAAGGCGTAAAATAAGAAATCCTAGACTAGAAACGGCTCATCAAGTTATGTTTGGACAAAAGTCTAATGGTCAACTTCATAACGCTCTGGTAGATGTAGCCGTTTGTTTACGTATTTTTATGAAATTATATAAAGGAATTGATATTTGTAATTCTGATTTTAAAGCATCCAATGAATTTATTTGTAAAACTATTAATCCTAGCGACTTAATACCTAGTGAAATACCTCGTAGAGTTGGAGAACCAACTATTCATCCTGATATTTTACGTCAAATCAATGCAATTAGTTTTAAATTAACCGGTACTAGGACTAGGACTAGGAGCAGAAAAACCCGGTCATTATCATTAAAAAGAAAAAGTTCAATAAAAAGACCAATATTAGCAAAAAGTGTTTAAAATTGAAATTTTTATCGGTAAAAGGACGTTAGAAAAATACGTAAAAAATTGAAAACTTTTATGTATTTTACATTGATGTATAAAACAAAGGAATTGATAAAATGTCCGACATTCTTTCTTCCGAATCATGGAAGCACACCAAGGCTTTCCAGTCTATTCTGGAGAAGGAAACTCAGAAAAAATACTACAAGAAGATGGGCGCTTCACCCGACGTCCAACAGTTGGTGGACTTGGACTCCAAACCCTTCGGATCAGAGTGCGAGAAGATTCTGACGGCCATATTTGGCCTAGGAAAAAGGTCATCCACTCAACATGACGCGACTTTGCACGGCAAGAAGATTGAGATTAAGACAGCCCGCTATTGGGCCGGTAAGGATGATTGTGTCTGGCAGCACTTGGAACCTGAGCATGACTACGAGTTTGCACTATTTGCCCTCTTAGACTTCCAAGGGTTCAAGATTTGGGGCGTCAAGAAGTCGCTTCTCATGGGGGAGATGCGTGATAAAAAAATTGTCACATTTCAGGGGAAGCAGGGTTGGTGGACTAGGAAGTCGGCTATTCTTCCGTACTTAACACCTATAACATCCAAGGCCGACCTAGAGCTACTCATCGCTAGCTAATCTAGCTTGCGCTAAATCCACATAGTCTTTATTTATTTCATAACCTATATAATCAACACCATTTTTTTTTGCAGAAACACATTCGCTACCAGAGCCTACAAATGGAATAACCATAAGAGTAGGCGAATCTTTATTTTTCGCGGCCTTTATTAAAATATCACATAGTGCTAGTGGTTTTTGAGTAGGGTGGTCAACTCTTTCTTTTTTACCTGCTCCACCAGCTAAAGCAGGTACTTTGATAACATCACGGGGTAATGCCCCACCTTCATGAGCGGTATAAGTTGTCTCTTTTTCACCATTACTGAATCGGCCTTTGGTAGCTTTTCTCACTTTTCCGGCTGCATTTTTAAGAAACCCGTCAGTATATGGTTCTCTCACATCATCGCGATTAAATATGGGTTTTTCTTTTGTACAACAGAGAATACTTTCATGGGTTCTTTGCCAAAAGTTTAATGATGGAGTTACTTTGTTTGTATAATGCCAGATTAACCAGCGAACATTACATGTAATACGAACCCGAATAAATGATAGGATTTCACTAAAACCATATATGTAAAGGGTTCCGGTCGGTTTCAAAATTCTTAGACATTCGGTTATCCATTTATCACACCATGACAAATAGTTATCCATTGATTGTTTATCACTATCATTACCGAAATCTTTACCGATATTATATGGTGGGTCACAAATAATAATGTCTACAGAATTATCAGCAATCTTTTTCATACCGGTAATACAATCTTCATTGTAAATTACATTTTTTTCTATTGTTGGATAAAATACATTTTCTCGGATAATTAGACGTTTAGACAACATTCGTTTGAATCCTATTTATTTAGAATATAACAATCAATTTTTTTAGATTGGATGTAAAATCTATTTAGAATATATATATATAGATATGAGTTCTGATTCTAGTTTGGCGTCAATTACTGTTGATGGTCAGATTGTTTATGAAAACAGTACCAAATATGTTCCTTTCGGAATTACCTCGGTAACAGTAGTTGCTACCCCTACTCAAACTACATCCACAGTAATTAGTATCACAGGAACAACTGAACTTGTTGAGGGTCCTAATACAATTACCATAACAGTTCAAGCTCAAGATAATAGTACTTCTGAACATTTTATTTATATTTATGTTTTACCAATTGATGGAGATTCATCTCTTTCTTCTATTACTGTTGATGGTCAGATTATTAATGAAGGTAATACCTTTGATTTTCCTTTGGGATTTCCTTTGGGAACTACATCGGTAACAGTAATTGCTACCCCTACTCAAACTACATCCACTGTAACTAGTATAACAGGAACAACTGGACTAGTTCAAGGTTCTAATACAATTACCATAACTGTACAAGCACAAGATAATAGCACTTCTGAATATTTTATTTATATTGATGTTTTGGACTATTTTCTTCAAGATCTTACTATAGATGGAATAAATGTAGCCGAAAATGATACTATCAAGGTTCTAATTGGTTCTTCATTAAATGTACTAGCTAATCCCTTTGATAGCACATACATTGTTTTATCTATAACTGGAAATACGAATATTACATCTAGTTCAACTGCTATAATTATTACAGTACAAGCACCAAACATGACTACTTCTCAACATTTTATATATCTAACTCCAATTCTCAAGAGTAATTTGAATCCAACATTTAATTTTTTAACAGATTATCTAAATTGGACAGCCATATCAAGTGATTCTACTGGAACAAAATTAGTAGCTATTGTTAGTAGTGGAGATATTTACACATCCACAGATTCTGGTGTCACTTGGATAAATCAAACAATTGGAACATTACTTAGTAATTTGTCGTGGACTAGTGTAGCAAGTGATTCTACTGGAACAAAATTAGTAGCTTGTGTTCAAAATGGAGATATTTATACATCCACAGATTCTGGTGTTACTTGGATAAATAAAACAATTGGAACATCACTTAGTGGATTGACTTGGAATCGTGTAGCAAGCGATTCTACTGGAACAAAATTAGTTGCTGTAGTTTATAGTGGAGATATTTACACATCCACAGATTCTGGTGTTACTTGGACAAATCAAACTCAAAAAGGACTACCTAATAATGTTAATTTTAGTAAAATAGTAAGTAATTCTTCTGGAACAAAATTAGTTGCTGTAGGTAATGGTACTTTATATACATCCACAGATTCTGGTGTCACTTGGATAAATCAAACAATTGGAACTGCAAATAGTCAAATTAACTGGAATTCAATAGCAAGTGATTCTACTGGAACAAAATTAGTAGCTATTGGTACTTATTCCTATACAGATATTTATACATCTACTGATTCTGGTGTTACTTGGACAAATCAAACAATTGGAACTGGAACTATAATGAGCACATTAGTTAACGTATCAAGTGATTCTACTGGGACGAAATTAGTAGCTATAGCTATTGAGGGAGATATTTATACATCCACTGATTCTGGTGTTACTTGGATAAACCGAACTTCTGGAACTGCACTTAGTGGATTGGATTGGGTTAATGTAGTAAGCAATTCTGATGGTACAAATTTGTTAGCTTACGGAGGGTCTCAGATTGGCACACCGGATCTTTACACATCCACCGATTCTGGAATTTCGTGGATTAAGAGAACTAAACTATTATCACAGTCAGGTTCAGAAGTTAGAATTTCTGATTTATATAATGATTCTAGTGGAACAAAGTTAGTAGCTGTTGTTAGTGGAGGAGATATTTATACATCCACAGATTCTGGTGATAATTGGACAAATCAAACTAACGGAACAGCACTTAGTAATTTGTTTTGGAATGGTGTAACATGTGATTCTACTGGGACAAAAATTGTAGCTTTAGTTTATGGAGCAGATATTTATACATCCGCCGATTCGGGAGTTAGTTGGACAAATCAAACAAGTGGAACAGCACTTAGTGGATTGAATTGGGCTAACGTATCAAGCGATTCCACCGGGCAAAATCTTGTTGTTTCAGGTGGTGTCGGAAGAATATATACATCAAGTGATTATGGTGTTACATGGATACGAAGTAGAAACCAAATAGTTGCACAGAACTGGCAAACAGTAGCAAGTGATTCTAGTGGAGAAAAATTAATAGCTGGTGTTCGTTATGGAGATATTTATACATCTACGGATTATGGTGTTACTTGGACAAACCAAACTACTGGAACATTTCTTGGTGGACTGTATTGGTTTTCAGTAGCAAGTGATTCAACTGGAACAAAATTGGTAGCTTTAGATTGTGGAGGAGATATTTATACATCCATGGATTCTGGCCTAAATTGGACAAACCAAACTACTGGAACTGCACTTAGTGGACTGTATTGGATAGCGGTAGCTATTGATTCATCAGGAGAAAAGTTAGTAGCTGTTGATAGTTGTGGAGATATTTATACATCCACGGATTCTGGTGTTAGTTGGACAAATCAAACAACTGGAACAGTACTTAGTAGATTGTATTGGTTTAACGTAGCAAGTGATTCAACAGGAACAAAATTAGTAGCTATTACTAATAGTGGGAATATTTATCTATCTAGTGACAGTGGTAATACATGGAATAATGTCAATGGTTATTTTGAATTTTCAAATAAATCAGGAAAGATAGTAGGAAATATAGAATTTGTTAGTATATGCGGAAGCACTAACATGCAATATTTGTACTCTATTACAGCTTCCGAAAATGATAAAATTTATAAATCTACTAATTCGGGAACTACGTGGACACCTCTTCCCAATGTTCTTAATAATCTAAATTGGGTATCTATTTGTTGTAATCTTGATGGTACAAAAGTTGCTGCACTTTCATACAGAAATGGAATTAATTTGTCTACAGATGCTGGAAACACATGGTCAGTAGTACCAGATAATGGTAATAACGGATTAACGGGTCTTCATAGTCTAGATTTTAATTCCATTACTATGAGTGCTGATGGGTCTAAATTAGCAGTAGCTGTTCTAGGTGGTGGAATTTATTTATCTATAGATGGCGGAAATACCTGGTCACTTGTACCAGATGACGGCAATAATGGATTGTCTGGACTTCAAAATATAAAATGGAATTTTATTACTATCAGTGCTGATGGTATAAAATTAGCTGCTTTTGGAAAAATTATTAATAATGGTAGCAGTAGTAGTAGCAGTAGCAGTAGTAGTAGTAGTAGTAGTAGTAGTAGTAGTAGTTATAATACACGAAAAATTTATTTATCTTCTGATAGCGGTATTACATGGTCAATAGTACCGGACGATGGAAATAACGAATTATCTGGTCTTCAACATCAACAATGGAATTCTGCATCTTTTAGTTCAGACGGTACAAAAATAGCAGCAGTCGGTTATTATGGCGGTATTTATTTATCTACTAATAGTGGAAACACATGGTCACTTGTCCCTGATAACGGAAATAATAATTTGACAGGTCTTCAAAACCAACCATGGAATTCTATTTTTTATAGTTCAGATGGTACAAAAATAGCAGCGGTTTCACAATTTGATACATTTGGGGGCGGTATTTATTTATCTACTAACAGTGGAAACACATGGACATTATTTGATGATTTATTTACATTACAACTTCAGAATCAATATTGGAATTCAATTATAACAAATAATCAGGGTAGTATAGCTGCTGTAACAGATTTAGGAATTTATACATATGTAATTATTATTACTATTACCGTAAATGGCACTAACGTTCCAATAAATGGTAAATATTATGCTACCGATTCTACAATTACTTCAGTAACTGTTACCGCTACCTCTACAAATGAATTATCTGTTTTAACTGTTTCAGGAAATACTGGATTAGTTACCGGTTCAAATACAATAACAATTCAAGACACTACTGATTCGGTTATAACTGATTATTATATTTATGTAGTAATTCCTACTGTATATAATCCTGAAACTAACTATCAAGGAGACACAACAGTAGTTTCTATAATAATTCCTGATACTGTTACTACTATTGCAGATTCATTGTTTACAGGATGTACTAATTTAACTGCAATTACTATTCCTCCAACAGTTACTATTATAGGTGCGAATTCATTCAATGGTTGTACAAATTTATCTATAATTACTATTCCTCCTAATGTAACTACTTTGGGAGCAAGTGCATTTCAAGGATGCGCAAGTTTAGCTACTATTGAAATTCCAACTAGTGTAACTAGTTTGGGTGAAAGTGCATTCCAGGGATGTGCTAGCTTAGCTACTGTAACAATCCCTACTAGTATAACTAGTCTGGGAGCAAATACGTTTCAAGGATGTGCAAGTTTAGCTACTATAACTATTCCAAATAGTGTAACTAGTTTGGGTGAAAATACATTCCAAGGTTGCTCTAGTTTAGCTACTATTACCATTCCACCAAATGTTAGTTCGGTCCCACAAGGAACTTTTAGTGGATGTACATCATTGACAACAGTAACATTACCAAGTGGAGTTAACAGTATCGGAAACAATGCATTTGATGGCTGCACTTCATTAACGACTTTACAAAATCCATAAAAAAAATATTGCCATAATATATTTTATTTTTTAATGTTAAACTGATGAATTAAAAATCATTATATCCACCCTCAAAATGACAATCCATAATACCACTGTATGAATCCTCGTTATAATCATCTACAATACTATTGATGTTGTCATATTCATCATATTCATTCACAATGTCCATTGTATAATTGTTATCGTCAATAACTGGTTCAATCGCTTCTATATCAACGTCCTTCAAATAAGTATCAAAAACACTCGTATAGTTGGTTGATTCACCTGTTGAAATCTCTTCGCCTACATCAACAAAACCTCTGCCTCGCTCAAAATTATAGATATAATTGGCACAATTACAGCAATATCCTATAAAAATACCGTTAATAGAACCAAAATGAGCACAGTTATTACAGTTAGATGGACCCGTTCCCTCTTCATGATTTCTGGCCCATTCTAGAGGGAAATTCTCTTGATACCAACTGCCTTGAAGCAGATATTTACCTTGGTAATAGAAAGGGTCTTGTTCAGGTACCCCCTCATCTTCAGATTCATTATTATTATTATTATTATTATAATGCGTCATAACTGTCTGTTTTATTAACCACAATAAAACAAACATAATTTTTCAATTTTTTTTAAAATTTGTAAAATAAAAAAAGGAGGGATTTAAAGGGAACCTTGGTTCCCTTTATTCGTCCTCATCTAATTCTTCTGCAACAGCATCTTTCTTAATATTCTTATCTAAATACCTATAAATCCGTTTAATATCTAACTTTGTGATATTATTGTTCTCAAAAATCTTTTCTATTTCATTTAATTTATCTGTTTGATTACAAAAATCTCCACCTTTATAAAGCCGTAATTCTTGAAACATACATAATAAATCCTTTTTATCTAAATCTAACGCTTGAGATAAATTATACGTAAACAACATATTATTATACTCGGTGGAGTATTTGGTTAATACCTTAGTAAATCGTACTTCCACAGGTTTATAATTATCAGTATTTTCCGGAAACGTATCATGATAAAGTTTATTATTGTAAAAAGTTTTCATGAGAGAACTCATTTCATTAAATTGCCATATTTGACTTTGAAAAGTAATTCTGTCTATATAATCAGCGAAACAAATATTTTTTAAAATCTTCAAATAAAAAGGAAAGGTTTTCTCTATTTTTTTATTTTCTAGAACATCTACAATATTCTCATGCCATAACAGAGCTACTATTGTTCTATCGGTTTCATTCATAAATTGATTATGATGTTCCATAGCTATGTTCTTATTAATTAATGTTTTGGTTATTTTTTTTGAATCTTCATTGTAAGATTTAACATGAAAAATGTTCTCAATTCTATCCTGATTAATAAAGTCGGGTTTTTTTGTTAATATATCATTCACAAATAATAATTTACGTATATCTCCCTGTATGTAATTTAAGATACTCTCCTTATGTTGACTTTTTATCATGTTTATATTGGGATTTGAAATAGTAAGTATTTTATTAATCTGATTTCTTGTAGGAGTTTTTAGCTCAAATGTATTACATACTTTAATCAATTCTTTTATTTTTTTATCAATATAATAGTTTCCTATGCATATGATTGGATTCGTAGTAACATGTTCCAACCGTTGTTTTTTGGTTTTCTTTTGTCTTATTATTTTTATCAATGCAGTTATTCCGCCTTTATCCCCATTGTTCATACCATCAATTTCATCCATAACGATAGCAATTTTTTTTACTTTTTTAGTCATCATTTGGAGAACATTCCTATTAGACACATTATTACTGGTTATTGTATCTATTAGCGATTTATTTCGCACATCACCCGCATCATATTTGATAGTATCATAGTCAAGTTCTTTTAATATATCCATAATAAATTGGGTTTTCCCACAACCTGGAGAACCATATATATAAATTCCCTTTTTATAATTTAGATTTTTATAATTCGCATCAAAAGAAAGCAATATCTCTTTTATTTGATTTGCTATTTCTTCTCTTTCGCAAATAGAATTAATATTCAAATGATTCATAGTAATTGATTTATATTATTATGAATATATTTTTTTATATTGAAATATAAACGAATATAATAAATGAAATTTTATGTAGGTGGTTGTTTTGACAACTATGAAGATATTCGTAATATACAAGATATTATAAAATTACACGGACACGAAATATCCTATGATTGGACCATACGTGCAGAAAAAACAACTATGGAAAACACAAACAACACCAGAACACCTACCATTTTAATGGAAGAAGCAGAATTAGATATTAATGGTGTCTATTTAGCAGACTGGACTGTATTCCTAATCACAAAAAAAGATTATGTATATCGTGGGACATTCTGTGAAGTAGGTGCATCAATTATGAGGGATATATTACGCAATCAAAAGGGTCATACTATTATAATATCTAATGATGATGAAATATATGCCAAAACCTTGTGTTTTTTTTATCACCCAGATATTGTTCATGTAAAAAGTATAGAAGAAGCAATGAAGATTATTAAACAACATTTACATCTACAATAATTTCCGGGTCACTTTTGTTACGATAAATAGGTAAACTTTTTGGTTCTTCTGCTAGCTGAATCGGTATTCTTGTCATTTTTTCTTTGCTATCTCTTAAAGCAATCGTTTTTTCTATTAATTGTTGTTGTAACATTCCTACCATTTTTTGTAATTCATTGTTTTGTTTTATTAAATCATCATTACCTTCTGCTTGTTTACTATTACTGTTGCTATTTGTTTTTGATAGCTCACGAATTGTCTTGGTTTTTTCAATTAATTGTTTTTGTAACATAGTTACCATATTTTCTAATTCGGCCAATTTTTTGTTCATATCTTCATTACCACTATTATTTTCTATAATAGATGCTGTAATATTTGGCTTAGATTGAGAAAGTTCACGTATTGTCTTCGTTTTTTCCACTAACTGTTTTTGTAATATGGTAATCATGTTCTCGTATTCCCCGCATTTCTGTGCAAACTGAGCAAGCTGTTTCTGCTGGTCTTGCATCATATTCACTACCTCTTGGTTTGTTAAAGCTACTGGTTCCTGACCGTTTCGTTGTAACATAATGGGGGAATTATTCTGCATTTTGGCCATTTCTTCTTTCATCATTTTTTCGCGTTCGGCTTCTATTTCCTTAATTTGCTTTAATACATCAGGTTTCATTTTTGGTAGACCGGGTTCATAATTTTCTAATAACTTATCAATATCTCGTAAGAAAAAATCCTTAATCGGTTGTTCAGATTTCTTTCTGATAAACATATCAACTGTCTTATCAGATTCCCTAAAGTAATTAGGATGCTGATTATCTAACATTCTACGTTTATCAAACGTATTATGTTCATGTGAAAATACTAAAATAGATTTCATAGGGTCTAACTGAACAAAGGGAATAGTATATTCTTTTAAAAATGCCCTCTCTTCCGCTAAAGCTGCCTGGTCTTCATATTTAGTTTGCTTTAATAAATCAGTTCGGAACGCAAAAGTACCGGCTGTAGCATGATTCGGTCCATAGGGTCCACATTGATACATTTTTTGAATATGCTTAAAATAAATATAAATTTCACTTGAACCAGCACATAACGCCTGAGGATTAGCTTCTAACTTTTCCACAGCATCTTCTATGCGTTCTGGTGGATAATAATCATCATCATCCATATAAACAATGATAGACCCCCGTACGTAACTATGCATATAATTTCTCTTTGCTCCTAAAGTCATTTTTTCATTTACTTCAAAATATCGGATTTGTGGAATATCAGATTTCTCAATTAAATCTCTTATTTTATCAGTTCCATCGTCAACAATTATCCATTCAATACGATGTTTTGGGTAAGTTTGATTACGAAAACAATTAAACATATTTTCAATAAAAGGGCGGCGATTGAAAGTAGGAGTACATACACTTACTAATGGCAACTCTTTTTTCTTTTCGGAAAGTTTTTTGTTATTAGTCATTAAATTTAAGTAAGACTCTTAATATGTAAAATTAACGATTCTGTTTCTAAATGATTTCTAAATTAATATAAAAATTACTAATTTATAAAATTGGACTACCTATTTTTTCATTTTTTTATTTATTATAAAATTGTGTAGGCGTAATACTCGGAGTTGGAGTAGGTGGTGGCGGAGGAAGAGTGATTGACCTATCTTTCTTTGGTTTCATTAAAAATTTTATAACACTAAACAACATATAACCTAATCCTGCTGCAGTAAATCCATAAACTGATAAGGTAGCTAATTGAAAAACCACTGCAGAATTATCATAAGTTTTTTCTTCTGAAACCACTTTTCTCATATTGGCCAAATCATCTAGAGAATTCAAATTAAATTTAGATTTGATAATGTAGAACAAAAAAGATATTATTATAAAGATAAATGATAAATTAACAAAATAAAGCGCATTTCTTAACGTGGTATTGGTAATATGGTTTTTAGCATCAAAAAACATATAAATAAACAAAGCCATGTAGACCATTAAAAAAAAGTTATCTGATATAAATTCTATGTATTCATATAACTTCTTAATAAATTTCCTTAAAAAAGAATTGTTTTCAACATTATCCTCTTCAGGGTCTTTGTTATCAATAAATTTTAACATATCCACGAATGTTTCGGTTATCTTTGCCATATCTCTGTCCATATAAAACAAAAAAGCGTAAATTGAATAAAACACGAAATAAATAAGACAAAAAATTCCACCTAGAGGTACGCTAATCGCAGAAATAATTAAAAATCTTACTATATTATAGAGTATTTTTAACACGGTGACGGCAGCATCTACTTTAGACTTTGGAACAGCATTTACGATACCAGCCATGGCATTTTTTTTAAAATCACCTTTCATAGCAGAGGCTTTTTCTTTTAAACTACTACCCATCTTAGATAAAGAAAGCCCACCTTTTTGGACTTCATCAGTATTAGGACCCGTATCAGCATCAGGAGCAGGAGCAGCATCAGCATCAGGAGCAGCATCAGCATCAGGAGCAGGACCCGTATCAGGAGCAGTGTCAGCATCATTAACAGGAGCAGCGTCAGTACCCTGAATTGTATTTAGTCCATATGGTTTTGCTTTAGCTGTCTTATATTTTGCTTCCATTTTCTGTTCAAAGTCAGTGGCCTCCTTAGATGTTTTCTCCAATTTTCTTATTTCTACAATTAATTTATCTATTTGGTCTTTTATATCCCGATTATTAGGGTCTAATTTATTCTTATTTTCTAAATCTTTGAAAATAGCTTTTTTTTCATCTAAAAGTTGTGTGTTTTTATTTAATAGTTCTTGTGTTTTTTTTAATTTATTTTCATCACGTTTTTTATCAAAATCATGATTAAATATAGATGAAGATGACTCTGTATCAGGAATTAAGAAAAGGATAACCACATATAAAAACATTAAAGCCACAATAGCATTAGTATAATCCCCTTTTATTGTATCTATCAAAAAGTCACGAACAGTAGATGCTAAGTAATAACTACATAAAAACACTGCAAAAAATAAAATAATGTAACATAGAGTATGGTTTACGAATTTAACAACTATTTTAGGTACAAAATCAAGTAATATCCATTCTAATTTTACAGGAAATACCAAAGCATATTCAATAAAGTAAAGAATCAAATATTTTAATATTTTATTACTAGTATATTCATCGCTTAATTTTTTTATCATATCAACTGAAAAATCAAACAATTTATATTTTCTTTCAAATTTATTATCGTCATCAAAATTATTATAAAACATTAAGAAGTACCAATTATTTACTACAAAACAACTAAACGTCAATGCTTCTAATAAACATAAATGAGTATATACATATTCTTCGTCTATTTTTTGGTCACCTTGCGAATCTACAGGTTTTAATGAACTAACGTTAACTCCTGAAATATCATTCAAACCACCAGATAAATCTGAAATAGTAGAATAGACCTGATTAGAAATGTTGCTATTTACTTTTTGCGCTGCTTTATTTGTAGATATTTTATCAGTTATGTAATGCGCTAACTCATGATTATATGATACAGTAGAATCATAGAGATAATTAATAAAATCAATAATTACTTGTCTAGGGTCTTTTCCACCAGCACCTTCTTTATCGTCATTTATATTGTCCCAACCATCCCAATCTCCATGGTCAAAATGAAAACGTTTAAACCCTTCTATTACGGGTTCGGTTTCAGGTTCAATATATATGTTATTAAGAATTTCAGGAAAATGTACCTTTTTAATATTTGGTGGCTCTTTCCTTTTTTTCTTTATTTTTTTTATTTTTTGTATCATATTCATTGTCTGAAAATTTGCATCGTTGTTACTAAATATTTTTTTTTCAGAACTATTAGTGTTTATGTCTAACATTATATATTATATATATGGATTGAAATATAATATATAGACGTAACTTTATTTTCATAGATAGTTCCTTCTCTTCACTTTTTAAAATTATCTGGCATATAGCATACCGCAATTACCGCCAATAAATGATAAAATATTATATCTTTCTTCATAAATAGTTAAATTATAATTATAATTATACAATTTCCAATTGGTTTTACGTACACCAATTGGATTTCCAGCAATGTCGCAAACAATATCATAACTGGAATTTGCTAAATCTAATGGTGGTGTGTTGGTTGTAATTTCTAATTCTATTGTTTTAAAATTACTTAGATTTAATGCACCACATGGTTGAATATCATATGGGTTTGTATTTAAACAAAAATTATAACAATAAAGTCCTTCTTTGGCGAACCCTGCGGTCCTAGTGTACTTTTCTACATAATTATAAATACCATTTTCTAATGTGTTCTCTCTATATTCACCATTTAATAAAATTCCCATAGTACTCAAAATTTCTTTTTGATTTTCTGGATGATAAATACCAGTAGTATTAATACCAGTAGTAAGCTCACCGTTGGGATGTACATCTATACCGTAAGATACATCAATTGTACCGGCCCCTGCTAAAGTTTTAGGAAAATAAACAACTTCTGAATCAGTAGAACCTTGCTGTCCAATAGATACATTTGACGGTAAATCAAAATAAGGCCAATTTGTATAATTTGACCACTCATTTCTTAAATAGATGTCATTCCTTTGAAAAAACCACATCCAATTAGAAACCATTCCAGTAGAATATAATTGTACGCGTTTAGAACCAGTAATGTTTTCAAAATTATATTTCATCACATCTTTAATTAAATATACTTGGTCTTCTGATGCAAAATGTTTTGCTTCTTCTTTTGATAAAAAACAATAGGTAGATAATAAATGTACATCAGCATTCCATGTACTAGAATAGTTTTGTTGATTAAACGAAAAATTATATGATGGATCTAAAAGCACACTTGGTGGTGTTTGAAGAAAACGATACATTTGAAATCTATTTTGATTAAAATCAGGTTGAACATAAGGATATTGATATTGGTTATCAAATACGTCACGTATAACAAATAAATCTTGTATTGGGCGTAATGTTACGGTAATTGTCAATTCGTTATATTGTAAAGCTATCAATGGAAATGCACAAGCAGTATTTAATGTGAACCACGTGTTAATCGGAATATATATTGGTCTTCCACGAATTGAAGGCTCTGCGCCAGTTCCATTCGGTGTATAAAATGAACTAGGATATGTATTTTGTCTTCCTAGACAATTAGCTGGGTCATAAAATTCAGGAATATTACCAGACATTGTATTGAATAATTTCTTCTTTTCTTGTGAAAAATCTCTTTCAACCATAGCTGCTAAATATTCACCAGTATAAGATTGTAATAAAAACGAACCACAGTTAATATCTATTCGTTGTATCATTTGTGTTCCCAAATCTCTTATCCATTTAAATTCATACGGTACCCATAAAAGATTGGTATCAATTGTAGGATTATATACGATACTCCATATATCTGGTATATTTACTACTAAGTATGTATCCATCAAAAGTTCTGCGTATCTAGGAATTTTAAATGTAAATGTAGACGATTCGGTAAGACGCAAGTCTCTTAAACCATCATAGTCTATCCGAAATTTCTGAAGTCCAAAATTAGTATATTTTGCATAGGATACTTTAAAAAAAGTTTTACTAGGATTTCCTGTTAAAAAAATATTATTATTTCCTACAGATACGATATTTAGTAAACCACCAGCCATTCTTAATTAATTATATATATGGATTATTATATATATTTTTATTATATTTGTTTATATATAGAATATGAATTTAATTAAAAAATTATTATTAATCGTAATTCTCGTACTATTTACTTATGTTTTATGGAGGTTATTAAGAAAACGGGTAGAATTACAAAGAGAAATTGCAAAAGAGGGATTTTCTATTCCTTTTTTTGGCAGTGCCTCCGAAAATGAATTGAGTAACTTAAAAAATACAAATACGGTTTTGATACAAAATTCGCATAATAATGAACTTCCATTAAAAGAATACTGTATAAAATCTTCTTACAATACTGCATTAACAGGTAATTATATTAATTTAGATATGATTAGTTATGTTCTTAGTCGTGGATGTAGATTTATAGATTTGGAAATATTTTATATAGGTCAGACCACAATTGATATCAAAAATCTTTCTACGACTAAATATACAGCTCAGGTTGCTTATTCTACAGATAATACATTTACCACAATTAATACTGAAAATAGTATTTTGTTAGACCAAGTATTAACTACTATTGTTACTAATGCGTTCTCATCACCTAGTCCAAATTTGAATGACCCATTATTTATTAATTTAAGAGTAAAATCTAACAATTATGATGTGTATAAAGCAATCGCTGCTTCTATAGACAATACTATTAAGGAAAAACTTTACACAGATAAATCCAATGTTGCTATTCCAGTAAAAAATTCCACTAAATTATCCGAGATTATGGGGAAAATAGTTATATGTATAGATAAAACGATTGACCGTTCTTATAAAAGCCATACAAGTTGCAATGATATTAAGGGTAAATGTTATGATTTAACAAAGTTTATTAATATGGAAACAGGCAGTGAAGATTTAAATCTTTTACGTTATTCAGAAGTTATGGACCAGTGTACCATTCCTATTGAAATTAAAAATGATAATAAGAGTACAACTGTAAAAACAATGAAATATGTAATTCCTAATACAAAAAATGATAACTCGTATAATCCAAATATAAATGATTTTATAATAAAATATTCTGCACAGATTCCCGCATATCGGTTTTACAAAAATGATAAACAACTACGAATTTATGAAGATTTTTTTGATGAAAATGGGACTGCCTTTGTACCATTAGCGAAAGCAATCACTTATTTTAAAGACCTAAACAATTAATTTTTAATTTAGTAAAAAGGTATCTTAGTATACGTTGATTAATAAAATATATACCTATTTTATACAAAAATAGATATGTCAAGAAAAAGTAATAATAATAATTTTGATTCAACTAGACCAATAAAGGAAATATATAAAAAATATAAATCAGAACTATGTGATGATGACATGACCTTTCATGATTGTGAATTAGAAATATTGAGGCATGCGGTAGACGAAAGTGAACAACAAAGAGGTTCAAAAATTGTAAATAGCGAAGAGGTACAAAAAATGCTTACCATAGTTGAAAATTTTATTATTCGTAAAAAATTAATTTGTTATGGTGGAACTGCGATTAATAATATTTTACCAAAATTTGCTCAGTTCTATAACCGTGATATAGAGATTCCTGATTATGACTTTTATTCAGATAATGCTTTAGATGATGCAAAAGAATTAGCCGATATTTATTTTAAAGCTGGATATATTGATGTTGAAGCGAAAGCAGGTGTTCACATGGGAACATTTAAAGTATTTGTAAATTATATTCCTATTGCTGATATTACTACTCTTCATAAGATGGTGTATGATTCTATTTTTAATGATTCTATAAGAATAGCCGGTATTCATTATGCTCCTCCAAATTTTTTGAGAATGTCTATGTATTTGGAATTATCTAGACCTTCAGGAGATGTTTCTCGTTGGGAAAAAGTTTTAAAACGATTAAATTTATTGAATAAATATTATCCTATAAAATCAAAGTCAAATTGTAACACTATAGATTTTCAAAGAAAAATGGACTCTAATTCACATGATTCTGAACGATTGTATATCAGCACACGTGATTCATTTGTAGACCAGGGTGTTATATTTTTTGGTGGGTATGCTACTAGTTTATATTCAAAATATATGTCACCGATTCAAAAACACGTTGCTAAAAAAATCCCCGATTTTGATGTTTTATCTGAAGAACCTGGTAAATGTGCTACAATACTGAAGGAATCATTATTACGTGAAGGATTTAAAAAAATAAAAATTATATCTCATGAAGAGATTGGTGAAATTATACCATTGCATTATGAAGTAAAAGTAGGACTGGAAACAATCGCCTATATTTATAAACCTATAGCATGTCATAGTTATAATAAAATTACTGTTGGTGATAAAGAAGTATTAGTGGCTACTATTGATACCATATTAGCTTTCTACTTTAGTTTTTTATACATTGATAATAAATATTATAATAAAGACCGGCTTTTATGTATGGCCAAGTTTCTGTTTGAAGTAGAAAACAAAAATAGATTAGCTCAAATCGGATTATTAAAAAGGTTTTCTATTAATTGTTACGGAAAACAGATGACATTAGAAGATATCCGCTCAGAAAAAGCAGAGAAATATAAGGAGTTGTCTAATATGAAAGGAACAAAAGCCTACGATATGTGGTTTTTAAAATATGTTCCTGCAGAATCTGATAAAAAGAAGGAAGATAAACCTATAAAGTATAAAAAGATTGGAGAAAAAGAAAATATAACGTATAAGATTTCAAAAAAAACCGAAAAAAAACAAGTATCTTTTTATGACATTCTACGTAGAAAACAAACACGAAAAAATAAATAATATAATTTTTATATAATAATATATATTATATGAAAAAAACCAAAACTATTATTCTTTTTGTATTATTTATTTTAATTTTTGTTTTAATTTTTTTATTATTATTATTTAACAATAGTTTTAAAGAAGGATTACCTAAGCCAATTACTGTAGATTATAATTTTATTATCAAAAATATATTACCATCTTCTTTTAAGTTTACACCTTTTTTATGTACTGATGGTTACATAGACTCTGTAAAGCTAACTTATGATTCTTCAAGTAAATCTAATATTACACTTCAAAATATTAGTGTTAATGCAAATAATAAGGAGTCGCTTTTGTATTTAAACAACTTTATAAATGTTGTTTTTGAAAATTTAATTAAAGTGGATATTACAATAACAAAAGAAGAAAAAAACTTGAGCGATATAACGTTTCAACAAATAAACAAGGATGGTACAAAATATTATGGAATTTCTATTAAAGATTATTTACGTTTTTTTGATAGTTTTCTTAAAACCGCTCTCAATAATATAATTATTTCATATAATACGTCACTACCAACGAATGATATACCTATACCTAATAAATGTTTACTATTTAAGAACATCACTTTTACTTTAAATAATACCCTACTTAATTTATCAAGTTTTATTAAAAATGATGACCGACCATTTTTTAAAAATATTAAAAATCAAGATACCATAGCAAATAGCATTTGTTTTGTAACAAATTATTTTTTAACATTATTTAATAGATTTGATATTACTTATGATACTAACAAAGTTTCGTCATTAATTTATCCTACTCCTGTTCCAACAACACCTGTTCCAACAACACCTGTTCCAACGACACCTGTTCCAACGACACCTGTTCCAACGACACCTGTTCCAACAACACCTGTTCCAACAACTCCTGTTCCAACAACTCCTGTTCCAACAACTCCTGTTCCAACAACTCCTGTTCCGACTACGCCTGTTCCAAAAAAAGCTGTTTCTTATACGATATCAAGTCTTATGTCGGATTTTTTGAATTAACGACAACAAATAATATACTCATATATATATTATTTAGTTATGAAAAACATTTTTAATTTAACATCTTTAGGATTAGTAATATTAATCATTTTATTATTCTATATTTACTACACATATTTTAAGATTAATGAAGGATTTACAAATATTTTACCAACACAACAATTAAATAGTATAAACATGGATAAATTAAACCAACTAGGAAAATATGTTAAAAGTGTAAAGTTTACTCACGACCCATCATTAAAACAAAATTCACAAAAGTGTACGGAAAACAATTCCATTCATTGTAATATAATATTTCAAAATTTATCATTTATTATGAATGGTGTAGTTTTAGATATGAATAACTATGCGAATATAATGTTACCTAATTTAGTAAAGATTGATATCGCAATGCAACCTGTAGGTAATACAACCGTTATTGATTTCTCAAATATTTTCACTCATGTAAACAGTGACGGAAGTAAATATACAGGTGTCCCTTTCATCAATTTCGTATATTTTATTCTAGATTATTTAGAAAATGGTGTAACTAGTATATCTATATCAGGTAATGGTGAAACTTATTTAATAGGAAATACTCTTCCAGAACCTCCTAAGATTACATTAAATAATATTGACATAACAATTGACGGTGAAAAAACAATATCTAAAATAGGCGATTTATTAAAAAAATACGAATGGTTCAAAAATAGGGGATTTGTAAATTTTGGGTTTGTAGAAAAGGAGATTTCATTTCCAAATCAGTATGTATTAGTTGATTTTTTTAATTTGTTACTATGTAATGTCTATGAATTTAATACTGTGACTAAAAATAGTTATAACCCTCCTTATTATTTAATAGCAAACGGACCAATTCCTACAACTTCTGCACCCATTCCCACTATGCCTAGCTATGCTAGTAATCCGTTTTCTGAACATACTTATTCAAACCCTACTTTTTTAAATTTTTCATAAATTACATAAAAGTACGTTTCTCTTTATAATCAAAGATTGGATGAATTTGTTTTCTATACTTGGCATAATTTTTTTTCACTATTTTCTATTCTTGAATTGTGAAAAACTTTCTTATCAATTAAAATGCACATCTATATTGAAGTTTTTACCTATGATAAAATTGCATCACATTGTTTTAGTAAAAAAAGAAAAATTGTTAGCTATTGATTTTACCCCCATAAATCAATCAAATACAAAAACTCTTTTAAAATTATTGGTTGGTAAAAATGTTCCTGCTGAAATTAGAATTCGGTCAATAAGTAATTGGTCACTATCTGAATGGTCTGTTTCTAATGGAAATAGTCTGCTCAATACCACGGAAATTTTAAATGAGATTTGTAAAATTAATGAAACACAATGGACATATATGAATCTTTATAACCATAATTGCCAGCATTTTTCCAAGGAGTTGATAAATAATTTATATCTCACTTAAAAAGTTTGTGAACTTTAATATTCCGTAATAAAACGAACCAAATATTATGCTTTTCAAAACTAATCCACTAAAATTAAAGTTTCCATCTGCATTATAAATGGATAAAAAGGAAAACCTTTTAAAAATAATTGTGTTTATCATAGGTAACTGAAAAAAGAAAAACAATACCATAATAAAAAGGGGTGTTTGGAATTCAGTCAATAACATATCTATCTTTTTCTCTTTCCTGTTCTTTTCTTCATATTCTTTCAAATTCTTTTCAGTCATGTCCTCGTAGTTTCTAACATAATCCTCTTTATGATTTGATTTGGGTATGAAATTTGGTCTAATTTCCTCATCGTGATTATATCCTGATTGGTCCTGAGGAATATCTCTAGAAGGTAACCGCTGTGGTTGTATTGTCTGTATTTGTAACTTTTGCTCTTCGGATACATATTGTGGTTGTACTGGTACTGGTGGTACCATAATTGGATTTTGAGAAGAAATACCATATGGGTTAGGATGAAGGTTTATAGGAACATATCCATTCGTTACAGGAGGCTGTTGCACATTAGGATTAAAAGTATTCTGTGGTCCTCCATTATTAGGAACATCTGGTAAATCAGAAATGCGAGTTATATTTTCCATAGTAACTATACAATATCTAATAATTAAAGATTGTATAGTTTACGAAATGTGATTATTTACATATTTCCTACTTTATTTTCATTTGGGTCAGAAATATCAATAATACGTTTTGTACTGTCACATTTACTAGGATTTAATGAATATTTATAACATTTTTCGCCATGTTTGTATATTTTTCCCTCAAATTCACTTAAAACTGGTCCATTGAAGACAATACAATTTTTATCTTTACAAACTTTATTAAACAAAGTTGCTAAACCAATTCCTAGTATTACTGATATAAAAGTCCGTCCTAATGGTGTATCTAATAATCTTTTGATATTCATTCTATATTATAGTACGATATAATATAAAAAATTAATTCTATGATTGAGCTTCTACGATTGACCTTCTACGATTGCATCGGTATTTTTGAAATTTTGCTTTCATCTCTGGGACAATCTACTTCATTTTGAACAAATGAAAAACAACTATCTGTAGCATCTCGGTATTGTAAAACATCTACATTATCAGGGGTAGGATAAACATATACTTTCCTAGTATCAGGAGCGGTCATATAAACGGCAAAAAGTCCAAACGCCAAACTTGCTAAAAAGACTGTAAAATTAATATACTTGAATAATCCCATATTAAAGTATAGTTAGATAAATATCTTACATTTTCATAGTTTTATTCTTCTTCTTCATCTTAGAAGCATCTTTCATAGCCTGTTTATACTTGTAACTAGGATTCTTGGCGCGTCCTTTATTAAAAACATCAACGACAAAGCTAACCCAAGATTTGGCAGCACCATTCATTTTACGGCTCTTTCTACGAGATTTCTTTCCACCCTTTGAAATAGCAGTGAGAGGATTACCACCTTTAGTTAATGTGGTAGCAGTAGAAGCAACTCCTGAATCTTTAGGCTCGGCAGGAGTAAAAGAAGTAGCAGGCATTCTATATATTACTAAAGTATTTTTTTTAAAATGAATGAAAAAAAACTATTTTATTACAAATAAGCTACCTAAACTAAATCTACGCACTTTCTAAATTAATTTGCCCGTGCTTCAATTACTACAACAGATACATCATCCCAGCCATTTGACTCAAATTGGATTTTCTGAATCGGACCAACCATTGACATACGAGCATCCCATTCCTGACGCCAGCGGTCCGCGGCTTTACTACAAAGCTCTGCGCTGCTTTTACTGGAAAGGTCCGTCATATCCTCTTCAAGCCCCTGGACAATCATATCATAGAGACCATCACTTCCCAAGACGAACCGGTAACTGCAGCCCGGTTCAAACGCAATCGTCTTTACCTCAGGACAGTAGCCAGTCATAGAATTGTGACCAAGAGCCTGAGTGCAAGCCAACCGTCGCCCATAATTGTCTTCTCCGGGGAAGACCATGTAAAAGGAAGAGCATGGCTCAATCATGGTAGGTGCCACAATACGGATATTGCTGCTCTTTATAATCCTAAATCCCATCTCCTCCACCCGTTTCACTTCCTCAGGATTGAATCCATTGTGTTCGGTGCTCTGGTAAATCATGACTCCGTCCTTGAACGCAGTGACTTGTGAGTCCCCGGAGCTGAGACAAACCGCCCGATTCTGGTAAACCTTCACGATGACCACAGTAGCGCCTGAAGACTCCCACTTAAAGATTTTATGAGAATCATCAATGTACTGAGCCAAAGCTTGAACTGGGAAGGGCGACCCAATCAGCTGAGCCAGCTTTGCATTAGGAATGGAACGTATAATGTTAATGCAAGCATCAGAGCCATGACCATCGTTAAGGATGGCCCACTTAAATGTCTCGCCGGTTTCACTGTCAATTCCTTCGCCTTGTCCTGTAAAATCCTGCTTCTTGCAAAGCTGCTGAACCGTTGACGTAATCGTCACCGTGTGAGTAAGCTCCGAAATACCCTCCATCATTACTTTTGGTGCATGTATATCAATTCTATAAAATCGTAAAAAGTTTTCAATTTTTTATGATTTTTTTTCTAGCGGTTTTACTTCTTAGTTTTCTTCTTCTTCTTTTTATTAGCAGAATCAGCTGGTTTCTTCTCATTTTCTAATTCTTTTAATAAATCTGGATGAATAAAATTATTCATACTGGATTTTTCTTGGACATCTTCCCCATCTAACTTAAATACAAAATTATTCGGGGTATCAGTTGTGTTTAAAGAATAATTGGCTGCTATTTTTTGTTGAGCTTCTATTCGCTCTCTAATCTCTTGTTTTCTCTTTTCTGTCTCATCAGCTTGAGACTTCTTTTTATTTTCCATTTTAGATTTCATTTTGTCACGCATGGATGCCTGTTTTGTCATTCTATCTATAGCATTGGTATCTAGTTTCATATTTTTTCCTAGACCCCCCATACTACTCGCCATCTTCTTAAACATTTCACTAAATTCATCCTGACCACCCATTCCTTTCATTTTTCCTAACAAATCACCGGCTTCCTTCATAAGCTCTTCTCTAGAAATCTCTCCACTTTGCATTTTAGAATCTAGTTTTCCACTTACTTTCTTCATCAAATCCATTATTTTCGCAGGATTCTTCATTAGCTTTTTAATAACATCTTGTGTACTCTTTGCGTCCTGCATATCATCACCAATTAAATCAGTAAACTCACCGGATATTTCTTCCGCCATTTCCTTTGCTAATTTACCAATCTTTCCGTCAAAAAGACCCTTTAAATGTTCATGAATGTTCTCCATATTTGGTAGTCCTCCAAATGATTCACTTGATGGATTTCCCATGTTCTCAAACATTTTTTTAAACTGTTCTCTTCTATCATCATGTTCACCATCGTTTGGCCCATCCTTTGGCTCATCATTTGGCCCATCCTTTGGCTCATCCTTTGACCCTTCGTTTTCCATTTTACTAAAAAAATCAGTAATACTACCCATCGTTTCCTTCAGCTTTTCTTGTAACATGTTCTCATCAATTCCTTCAAACATATTCATAGTATCACCAAAATTAGCCTTATCTTTAATTCCACCAGTAATGCTAAACAATACCAATTGAAGATATTTCCACATGGTTTTTTTGGTAGTTTCGGTAATATCCTCACAATTAAACAATAATCTAAAACTCGTGTTGGGTAAAAAATAGGTATTAATTTCACTATCTACTAGAAACATATCATCATTTTGATATAAAATATCAAAAAATCTCTCAGGATAAACCTTTAAACAATACTCAAAAAGACTCATTAATTCTATGTCAGAGACATCAGGGTCATTCCACTTTGACCATAAATACGAGTAATCTGAAAACGTTAAAGATAAATCACTGGTAAAATCGGCAATCAATGACCGAAAATTAGGGGGCAATTGTTTTTCTAATTCTTTTGACATGAAATATAATAAACAAATATATATTTTTATTTAGTTTTATTACATAATATATTTATATTAAGTGACTTTTATCAAATTTGTAGGGTTTCATCAAATAAACTGTAAACATCACGGTCATGTGTAATAATAATAATACATTGTTTGTATTTACGAAAATCACGAATTATCTTGAGTAATTCTTGTTTTAAATCGTTGTCTAATGCGTTGGTAGGTTCATCTAAAATTAATATTTTTGAGGGATTAATTAGACCACTTATAATATTAACTACTTGACGTTGTCCACCTGATAAATTCTCTCCTAATGCCCCTGCTTGTTTACTATAAATATCCATTTTTTTATAAAGTTCTCTAATTTTATCATATTTCATAATTTCATTTAGATATTCTTGACAAACGATTGGTTCTTTACAACCGTATAACATGTTCTCTACAATTATTTTATCAAATAATTTAGAAGACTGATTTACATAAACCATATTTTTACGTATATATTCGGGGTCTATTTCCTGAATATTTTGCTCATCAATATAAATTGTACCTTCATTGCATTTGTAAAGTCGTAATACTAATTTCACAAAAGTAGATTTTCCGTTACCAGATAATCCAGTAATTCCAATGATTTTGTTTTCCATATTTACATCAATATTCATATTATTAAAAATGGGTGTTTGACTCGTTTTATATTTAAAAGTAACATTTTCAAATCGTATTTGTTTAAAAGGTAAATCAAAAACATCATACTTTTTGTTTTTTAACAGAAAATAATCCTTTTCCATATCTTTAAAATGTATCAAAACTGAGTCAGACCTACCTAAAAATTCTATAAAATCTGGTACTAATTGTATAATTGTCATCATTTTATCACGGTATAACAGAATTATTGTAAAAAACGTGATAAAAATAGTGACATCTATTTTCCTATTAAAATATAGATAAATTAAATATCCAATGGAAACAAAAATGATAATGAAAACAATGACTGTCATTACAGTGCCATGAAAATTAGTATTTGAATAAAATGAATATGCCTTATTGATACTATTATGGGTTTTGTTAGAAAAAATATCTATTTCATTATTTACCTCTCCTCTATAAATTATTTTATCAATATTGTTTAATATTTCTTGTAGATATGATTCAGTATCCGTAACAAATTTTTCATAATCGTCATTAAATAAAAGCATATCATTTAGTGATAGGTACATGTAAGTAACTACACATAAATTAGCAATTGTGAAAGTAATTCCGAAAAGCTTATCTTTATAAAAAAAATAAAGTGAAACAATTATTAGGAATGTAATATTCGGTAAAATATAACCTATTAAATCATTAAATACCATGAATGAAATGGAAGAAATACGGTTAATTGGCGAGTTTAACTTAGTAAAATTTATTTCCGAAAAATCCTCATTGTTTACTTCTAATAATATTTTAACTAATTGATGGCGCATCCACTGACGAAGTTTGGTTAATAATTTATTTTGTAAAAACTTATAAATAGAAAAGAATATTATGAATATAATTGATATTCCGATAAAATAATAGAAATATAGAAAACTGTCCTTTTTATTATTTCTTTGAATTGATTCAGTTATTTTGGCAATAACATAAGATATTCCATTTGTCTGCAAAATATTAATTATAAAACTAGTTATTATCATTAATATTGTATTGAGGGATTCATCATAAAAAAAATTATTTAACAGAAAGTAAATAATGTTCATATGATTTTATATCCTAAATTTTTGGCATCAATGTGGATTGTATATTATTAGTTTGTATTTACAATTATTATATATGTAAATACAATTTTACTTTTGTTGGGAGTAGATGGAAACAGTAGGTTTCCCCCTTACCCCCTTCCTTTTTCGTTGAACGTTGTTTATAAAAATAATAAAGGTATACTGCAGTAAAAAAAGTATTTGTAGTTTATTGATAATTTATTAATATAAATTCCAGTAACCTACCGTTTTCATCTAGTTGGGAGGAATATTTACAAAGAAAACTAAACAAAAAAAAATTGATTTGTTTTCATTATTTAGAAATCAAAATTATGCAACAAGTACATAATGAAGAACTTGTTCCCGGGAAAGATTACTATCTAGAATGTTTTACTTATGATGAACATCATTTACTAATTCCTAATAATCCTGTATATAAAATGGTAGCTACATTTCAAAAATTAGAATCTAGGGAGCCTTCCCCAGACAGTTATAAATTTCCTCATTTCACGAATTTTAGAAAAGTAAATTTAAAAAACCACAAAAATGAAGGGTATGATGTATATTTGCATACTGTGTGGAAATTTTATGAAATAAAAAAAGATATAATTCAAACGGACATGGAAAAGAGAGCTTTGGCTATAGTTTTAAAAAACATTATTGGGGATAAGTATTTTCAAATTGAAATTTTGTAAACCTAGTTATTTTTTAGAATTGACTCATTGAACGCATGGTATCTAAAACACCTGGTGTGGCAAAACAAGTTGTATTTACATCTTCTGAAATATAATTTTCTATTTCGTCCTCCATCACAAATTCTACTGATTCGTCGTCAGTATCTGAACTAACCGTAACGAATCCTAGTTCATTATATCTAGTAAAGGTATCATCATTTATATCATCACTAGGAATAGTTAATGATATGGATGGACGTCTACTACCATAATCTATACTATTGGTACTCAAAATTTCATCCAAATTTTGAAAACTATTTGTGTTTGCTCTTCTTAGTGGAGGCGGATGGATTATTACATTATCATCTAATTCATCAGAATTAGTATTGTACGTCCGCTGTCTGCCTTGAGAAGAACACCTTGCTGATGCATAAATAATACCATAATCCGTTCCAGATGTACGATAAGTTTGAGAAATATCATCGCATAGAAGTTTTAAAAGACCATCTTCTTTCAAATTATTAATTCGCATATACTTACGAATCGTACGAAACATATTCTTCAAATCAATTTTAAACTCTGCCTGAGCTGCACGTTGACGAATTCCCTGTTTTGCCTTATATAATAGTTCTTGAACATTTTGCCGAAATGCATATTTATTGAGGTCATCATTTAGCATCGGTAAATCTGTCTCACCATTAATCAAATCAGGTATACTATATGCTGTTTCAATATATCTTATATCTTCTTTTTTCAAATCATTACAACCTTGTCCATAGATTAATACTTCTACCGAATCGGGATATTTCGTCTTGATATGATATATTTTCTCAATTTCACTAATGATAATTGGCTCAGTTAATACAGAGGTCCACGTGTTAGTTTGCCAATCATAAATTTCACCATTTTCAATACGAAACTCCACATTTCTCAAAGCTGGATAAATAAACTTATGAATCGTTTCTCCGTAAACTAGAGCAGTGTTTTCCATATTGTCTACAAACTGATACTCCGCATTTTTTTTACTACTAAGCCTATTCAACAACACTGCATTATGTTGAAGACCAAACCCTACAAATACATTCATGAAATCTTCATTTACTATGGTAGATAGTTCATGAATATCAGTTATTCCTGTAGTTGGGTCTCCATCTGTCATAAATATATGCCCGATTTGGTCTTCTGGATTTTCGGTATTATAAATTTTTAATTCTTTATCTGCTTCATATAATGCCAACCCAATATTGGTTGACCCGTCAGGTTCTAGATTTCTAATCTTACTGATTATCTCATCTACATTATCCGTATTAATTCTTGTACATTTAACAAGAACATCCACTGTCGTATTAAATATATTAACTTGTATAAATATTTGAGTATTTAGTTTGGACAAATAATTCATCATGCTAACGAATGTTTGTATTACATGGTCCATTTTTGTACAATTTCCCGATGCTCTTTCTCCCATAGATCCGGTCCTATCAATTGTAAAAAGAAGAAAGGTTGGAATTTGTACAAGTTCTGTCTTTTCCATTTTAACAGTAAGAATTCCAAAATACTCATCATCCTTTAAACTTAAAGGAGGTAATGTCTCTTTATTACGGTGTATAATTATATTCGCGCTTTCAATATTATTACTTGCCATAGTTGTACTGGGAAATATATCCAGAACAATAATAACTATTAATTTTTCAATTTTTCGTTAATGCTTTCTACACTTTCCAATGCTCCTTCAACCCATCCTTGTTTCATACTAATCATTTCACCTACTACCATAATATTTTCTTCTGGATTTTGTGCTATTTTACAAAATTCTTTCCGATTTTTATAATTACCTTTCATTGGTGTATAATAATGTGTACCTGCATCCCAATAAAAATCAATCATATCTTCTAATACTAATGTGTTTGACGGAATATCTAGTGCGGTTTCTAATAATCTGGAGAGAACATTGCGATTTTTTGATGTGTTTTCTTTATATTTTTCTAAGGTAATAGCTCCTTTGTTATCAGAATAAGCAATCATGTATATACCGGCATCAGTATTCATAGGTATTATTTTATGAAGTGGACCAGGAATAACAGTGGTTTTTAAGCATTTTTCTTTCATAATACCTTTAGAAGAACTAGAGAACTTACCATAAATACGTAAAAATGGCTGACTCTTTATTTGATTAAAAATTGGTTTATTTGGTAATAATTTTCTTACGCTTTCTATTGTCGTAGCTATTATAAGTTGCTTAGTTAAATACTTTTCTTTACCGGTCAGCACCTCTACTTGTTGACCTATTTTTTTGATAGAATTGACATAGGAAGATACATGAATATTTGCAGCGCCAATTTTTACGGACATTTCTTTTATCATTTGATTCCACGAAAACCCCATTCCTGTAAAATCCGAATAATTATCATCAAATCCATAATGATATAACGTATCATACGCACACTCTTTCTCATAATCGGTATATCCTGCACAAACAGTAAAGTTTTGATAAGAACTTCTCCCATATTTTTTTTCTAACAAGGGTTTTGCATATTCAATAAATGTTTTATTCTGGTCTTTTTCATTATCATAATTAGTTTTTAAATAGAGAAACATCTCTTTTACTCGGCATCTTGGTTCTATAGTAGTAGCATATTGAGAACTTGCAGTAAATTCATGATAAGGAATTTTTAATTCTTTTAATAAATTTATAAGTAATTTATCCTTTTTCTTTCTACCTATACCAGCACCAATTGGTATAGGATTGCTGTGAAAATCTACATTTCCGGCCCTCCCTCCTAAATGGTCATTTGCTTCAAGTAATAATATGCTTTTAGAATGTTTATGTTTTTTAATTTTGTAAGCACAGTATAACCCTGCTATACCGCCTCCAATTATAATTATATCATACATATATTCTATAATCATATTTTTTTACACGTTTATATTCATACTACTTTTTATCAAAAAATAATATGTAATGGCGTTTAATTATTTAATGTATAGCGCTTCGGTTCTCTATTTTATTTGTTATTTACCAGAATTATATGCAAATTACAAGAACAAAAATGCCAATATTTATAATGTTCCGGAGAAATTTATCATGTTAATAGCAACTTTTTTGGCATTTAGTTATGCAATAATAAATAATAATACTGAATTAATAACTAATTATGGACCTATACTTTTACTAGATTCGTTAGCACTAGGTATGAGATGTTATTATGCCTATTATAATAAATCATTAGTCATAATAGGCTCTTCTTCTGAAAACAATAATCATGATATTGTATTATTTTTAAAAGATACTAGCCTGGAATTAGATAACATAATAGATACATTTAGTATAAAAATAGAAGAATGATTTGTGGTTTTTTTTATATTATTATTATACAAATAGTCCTACGCCACCCATAATAATAAAAAATGCAAAGCATAATATTGATATTATGGCTAATCCGAAACAGTTATCTCTGCAGCGACCAAAAGTAATATTGTTATTATTAAATACAGCAATAGTTTCATGTTCATCTACTTGAATAGCAACGGCTTCAGTAAATGATTCTCCAGTATGAATTGCATCATCTACATGTATTATATTATCATGATATATTGGACTTATTACATTCATTTTGTAAAATAGTAAATATATTGTTTTATCTTGTTTACCCCGATAAATTATTTAAAAGGCGGTTTGTCTTTCAATTTATTTATTAGTAACGTTGCGGTTAAATATCTAGTGAGACGCCCAATTTAAATATTCAAGGGTTTATTAAATATTATAAATTATGCATCCAATAATTTCTTCACTTATAGTAATGACACATAATCATGCGTTTGATATAGAAAAATTAAAAACTGATTTTGAGAACATTATTACTTTAAAAAAAGAGATTACAAAAGTTAAAATAGTAGTCAGTGAAAAACTATCTCAATTAAAGATTCAATACAATGAACTTGTAAAAACAAATGGGAAAAAGATATTTTTGTTCTGTTTGGATTCGTTTTATTTTCAATATAAGACTTTTGCTATGGAATTAGAGCATATTGACAGATATCGTTCTCTAATGAATAACAGGATGTATTGTGATTATTACAAATTGTACAATATTATTATTGTTTTTATAAAAGAGAACCGAAAAGATTTAGACATAGATGAATTAGAATTAAAGTCATATCCTATTTATAAAGACCTAGAACCATTTCAAGAATATAAAATAGATGACATTAAAGACATTCATTCTAATATTTTACTATTAATAAATAAATTATATTTACAATTCAATTCTAAAGTTGATTCCGTAGACCATTATAATGAAAATCATCGTATTGGGTTCTCCATTTCTAATTTTTTAAATACACTAGAATATGAGAATCGTTTATTGAAAGAACAGATTTCTTTGTATATCAACTACGTATCTTTTTTTCATATTTCAGAAAAAAGACAACTTAACAGATTATTTATGAGAATGCAAGAGTTTTATAGAGAGGTTGATGAGAACATTAATATTAATCGTACTTTTTCTATAGAGGATATAGGAGAACAAGACCGACTTCATAAGTTTTATATAATTGGAGAAAACATAGAAATAGAGAACATTCTTGAAGATAGCGAATTTATTTTAGAGAAAAACGATATTCCTAAAAAAACCAGTAGTATCAAGAATCAGGAAGAAATAAAAAATACATTAGTAGAACTTATCGTTCAAGACGAAAGCAAAAAATGATTTATATGGGAAAAAAAATAATGAAATATAAAAAATTATTATATATATATGGATACACACAAGATTTTAATTACATCATCTACGCTTTTTTTGTTACCGTTTTTATATGTGATATTGTTTTCTGAAAAATCAAATCATTATGAAAAGGTTTTATCTTTATTATTTGTGATTAATTTTGTTTTCTCATTTGTATTCTGGTGTAACCCAATAAAAAACTCTTTAGTTCATAAAATTGACGCTATTTTTGTAAGAATATCGGTTATAGCTGTTTTTTGTTATATTAGTTTTATAAAAGAGATAGAATTAGATTATAAATTGATATTTTACATAATTTTTTTATTATTTATATATTCAGCATTATTAAGCAACAAATTATCTAGAAAGAATTGGTGTTCAGATTCCCATGTTTTTATTCACTTTTTTATGCATTTGATTGGTATAACAGGAAGTTATATTGCGTTTATTTAATTATTTGTTTCAACATGAAATTTCTAACTATAATATAGAAATCAGAAATCGTAATGACAAAATCAATCACCGATAAAGACTCGGTTTTGAGTGAAAACAAAAAACCGCGGTCAAATGACGGCAAAAGTATTTCAGATACCAATGCTGAAACCGCTAGTAAAAAAGTACATTGGTCCGAAGAAAATGAGAAAATCTTGGTAGAATGGTGTGATGTAGCACAATGTTATAAGTGGTTAAATTCACGCGCACATGCTAAGTTTGCTTACATGCATGCGTGGTTCACTATACCTGCTATTGTTTTATCTACTGTAAGTGGAACCGCATCTTTTGCTCAAACCAGTTTACCTTTGCAATATCAAACATACTCTCCTATGGCTATTGGGGCAATTAATATATTTATAGGTATACTTACTACGATTCAACAATATTTGAAAATATCCGAGTTAAATGAGGGACACCGTGTTTCTTCTATTGCTTGGGATAAATTTGCCCGTAACATTCGTATTGAATTAGCTAAGATTCCTGATGAACGTATGGATGCCGGACCCTTTATAAAACTATGCCGTCAAGAATTTGACCGATTAATGGAAACTAGTCCTATGATTCCCGAGAAAATTACCCATGAATTTAATTCAAAATTTAAAGGTAAAGATGAGGAAAGTATTCGTAACTTTAAGAAATTAAAGAAGCCAGATATTTGTGATACAATCGTCAGTGTAAGTGAAGTACGTAATAAATGGTATTTACAAGGGAGAGAGGAAGAATCTGAAAGTGATAATGATAGTGTTATATTAGAGGAAAACATTATTGCGAAAAACAATCTTATTGAATTACAACAATTAGCTTTAAAAGAAAAGGATGAAGAATTGAAAAAAAAACATAAAGAGGATGCTGATAAATCAAAAAAAATGTTTGATGAATTAGAGGCTTTACGAAAACAAGGTGAGGAACAACGTATAAAACATGAAGTAGAAACGCAAAAAATTAAAAAATACATTGGTTCCTTTGAAGATATGTATGGTCGTAAACCGTTGCGCGAAGAGATTTATGATAATTTAAAAGGTGATGTGAATGAATATTCATTAGATAACTTTTTAGAGAAATATATGAATGATGATTTTGTTTAATTTATAATAATAGTGTAAGAACATATTATTATTATAAATTATGAATAAAACAAAACTAAAAAACAAAAGAAAATTAAAAAATAAACAAAAACGGAAAACCAGAAAAATAAAAGGTGGAGTTGACATCAACGTTATTAATTATTTTACAGATTTATTATTATCAAGATTTAAAGAGGCAAATCAACCAGTAGATTTAGAACAAATTGATAAGTCTGTAAAATTACCTGATTATCAATATGGTGGACTTGCAGGATTAAAGGGTAAATATCAAAATTTACCATTTTATGGTGAAGATTTAAATAAATATATTGGTATGAATGTTGTGAATATGGAGTCAAAAAATATGTCAACTATTAAGAATGTAAGGTATAACTGTATGGTTACTTACAGTATTAAAGACGGACAAACTTACATTAAAAAGACACAAAATTATGAAGAAGCAAAGAAATATATAAAACAAGAATACCAAATTGATATACCTACAATTGAAGAGTTAAAACAAAATAAATTTACACGTACACTTATTAAAGAAGTAACAGATACTAAACCCGTAATACCAAAAAAATATATATTTAATAATCTTTTTGGTAGTAAAACTCTACCAACAAAACTAAAAATTGAAATTGTAATAGAGCAACTAAAACCAGATAATTGTATTTTAACCTTTGATATAGAATCAAATAATTCTCCAGGTATTATTAAAACCATGAAATATGATAAATTAAAAACATTTCAATATGACAAAATTTACATAGTTTATGGGATGGGTTGCGATTTAAAAAAAGAATTATCAACAGAAAGATTACTTTACAACATATCTAAATATTACGACATACCATATGGAGTTTTAGAAATTATTTGTCACGATTTTACTGAAACATTGAGAAATATATTATTTTTATGGGTACAAAACATTATTTTTTTATCAAGAAATGTGATAGGTTTACCATTAACAAATATTGTTTTCTTAAACGATTATTATACCAAAATTTTAACTGAATTAAAGAATAATAAAAAGATTTTGTTGTTAGGAAACTCATTTGGTGGTGCGATTGTAAATAGAATTGCTATGGAAATAAATGAATCTTTAGAACAACAATCTAAAAATCTAGAAATTATTGCATTTAGTAGTATTTTTGTGGCACCTTATTCAAAAGTAAACAAAATAAATTTAACAAATTTTTTAATTTTAGGTGATGTTGCACAGAAATTAAATAGTCAGTTTGAACCTTTACCTCAATCAATAGAAAATTATGACTCAATATCAACGGATGATTACACGTTTAGAATAAACCGTGATTTTAACAAAACAATAAGATGGGTAGACATTTATAATAAAAATAATGAAAGATATTTTGAACAAATTTCATTTAAAAGTTTATTAAATTATGATAACTATGCTCCTTATTTGGATGGTTCAAATTACTTAAATTATTTTCAAAAGACCTTTTCAAATGAATCATCTCTTTTACAAGACACAAGTAAGTTGTTATATGATATTCCTTATAAGTTGTCTCGTTCTACTCTTAATAATTTGATAGGTTCAGAAATTGAATGGACCATACATAATTTAGGTTTAATGGATCGTTATATGGATTTTAAATTTCTGTAAACAATAGTTTTGATTTTACAGCCCAAAAATGATGACCGTTCTCATCAAAAGAAATACAAGTATAAGTTAAAAACGAAGTTAAACTATCTGTAGCAGATTTTAAATAATCAATAACATTCTCTTTTTCATTTTTAATAATTGTTTCATTTTCTACAAATAATGCATAATGTTTTATATGCTTTCCTCCAGTAAAAAAACTAAAAAAAGAACCTAATGTAGTTATAATATCTGTAGAAAACAAATATACATCACCAAATACATCGTGGTGTATTTTTAATTCCGTATCCTTGTCTTCTCCTTCTTTTTTCTCATCATCTTCTTTAGTTGTATTTTCATAAAAAGAATCTGTTTTTTTACACATGTGAACTGCTATTGGGTTTTTTACAGGATTTCCCTCATTGTCCTTCATGGTTAATAATTCTGGATTTTCTTCAAACATTTTAATAATAGGTTCTAAAATTGGAGTATCTATTATTTTTTTCCCACTTGTTATTTCATCTATAATAGCAAATCTAGAGCCGCTAATTAATTCAATATCTTTTTTACTGGTTGTTTCAAAAAATGCATATATAGTATCGTCAATCTCAATGAATCCTTTGTAATCCTTTGTTATATTGTTTAAATGTGATTCAATGGTGTCATTACATTGTTTTAAATAAATTTCTTCAATATCAGAAATAGTATCACCACCTACCATTTTATTATCATTGCGTATATCTATAACTCTTGGTTCTACAGTACTTTGTTCCTCTTGTTGTTCCGTTCCTTGTTCAGGGATTTCTTCTATCCCTTCTTCTTCTAAAGTACTTTGTTTCGTTCCTTGTTCAGGTTCTTCAGGGATTTCTTCTATTTCTTCTTCTACAGTACTTTGTTCCGTTCCTTGTTCCGTTCCTTGTTCAGGTTCTTCAGAGATTTCTTCTATTCCTTGTTCCGTTCCTTGTTCAGGTTCTTCAGGGATTTCTTCCGTTCCTTGTTCAGGTTCTTCAGAGATTTCTTCTATTCCTTCTTCTTCAGTACTTTGTTCCTCTTCTACTGTTTTTTCCGTTCCTTGTTCCGTTCCTTGTTCCGTTGCTGGTTCCGTTCCTTCTAAAGGAATTACTGCTGGAATAATTTCATCTTTCTTAATACCTTCAAATAATACAGGTTCTAATACTGTTTCAATAAATTGATGACTACCATTTTTTTTTTCAAAATAATACTGCACAAATGGTTTTTCCAATGTTTTATTTATTTCAAATAAACAAATATATAACTTGTATGATTTCGTTAAGTCCCTATTGATTCCAAATTTTTGACCTAAGTCATCATTAGTGAAGTATTCATATTGTTCACTTACTTGTTTGGATTCATCCAATAAATCTGCTTTTTCCACATCTTCTTCAATGTCTCTAGATTCTTCCAGTACAGGTTTAGGAGATGACTTACTCAAATACTTACTAACCGATTTTTTTAGTTCACTAATCAAAAACGACATTATATAATGTGATACTAAAATAAAAAAACTTTTGTTTCATAAAAAATTGATTTCTAAATAATTATTATAGTTCTAATAAAAAACTGTCACTGTCAATGTCGCATTCATCTGAATATGTTCACTTCATCAAAACGTTTTTGGTAAATTCTATTTACATGGAATATTCAAAGCAGGTATTTGATAACGGAAATGAAAACTACAGAGCTAATCTTCTAGAATTTATTAATGATAAATTTACATGGGATACGGTATTTTATAAGGTCCATGACCTGTTAAACTATTATTTACAAATAAACACAAACAATGTATTGTCTTATCCTCAAAACCGTTCATCAACTATTTATGAACAGTTTACTTTTCAACAATATATTGATGAGAAGGTAAACTTTCAAACAATTGGCTACAGAGAGTATCAAAAATTTACAAAATCAATGCAAGACCCCTTTTTCAAAACAAACATGTTTGATAAATATCAGCAAGATAATAATATCAAAACTCTCAAGAATCACTTGGTTTATGTAATCAACCTCTATCTTACAAAGCAAATTTACAGTTCAACTATGTTTAGCCCTGAGGAAGAAGATGATATTGATATTATGATAAATGCCATCCCTTACTTTGAATACATTTCCCAAAATGGCTGGACACTTGACCAGATTAATTCTGGAGAAATTCATGTTGACTTAGACCAACCGGTTAGTCATGTGGCATTTAATAATTTAGAGGCCAAGGTTCTACAAAAGATTAACAAGTCATTGTAAAAATAAATATAAAGATATAGCACTCTAATATTGTATATAAAACCTGTTTATTGTATAAACAAAACCTTTTTTCATGTCTTACGAAGATGATTATTACACCGACCCTACGGCTATGGATAATGATGACTTTATGCCATTTAATCCACATGAAGACGCTGAATCAGACTATTCATCTGTTAGTACTAACCGTAAAAAGCAACGTAAGTATCGGGACGAATTAAATAATATTGATAAAGGGTATCATAAGCTAAAGCGTTCTGTTAATTTTAAAAGAACTGATATTGAAGTCTACAGTACTGGTGGATTACCAGGTACAATGATTAGAGATGCGGTTACTGGTGCAAGATATAAGGAATATCGGGTTGGTAGTCGTAATGAACATCTTTTCTTTAAGGTTGCACTTGCTACAGGTGAGCTTGGAATTAATGGGGGGTCATTGTTCTTTGATAGTCCCGAGCAATTTGAAAGACATTTTAAGAATATATCTTTCGTATCTCAAGTAGACAAAGAAAGATGGACAAACAAATGTGCCGAAATTAGAAAGATAACCGCATAATTTTTTATATTTTATTATTGTATGTAGATATGAAAAGCAGAGGAAAGATTAAAAAACGAATTTTACTTGGTTTCAGCAAACCGGTATCGCCTATTAATACTAGCAATACTATATTTGAAGACGATGAATTAGCAACTGCAAGCCGTGTTCGTGAATTTGAACCGAAATATCTAAAAAGTTTGCGAGTTGCTTCACAAGTAAGTCCAGCCAGTGATAATATTGATTCTAGTAGTATACCTGTTGTAACAACTCATGTAATAGATGACTCCCCAAAAGGATTATTTAGAAAACTTGGAAAAAAAATTAGAAATGTTTTTACTCGTAAAAACCGAATACATATTACTGATTCACCAAACGAATCCGTTTATTTACGACCATTAGGTAAAAGAGGAGGTAAAACCCGAAGAAAATCTAAATTTAGAAAAACCAAAAAAACGTATTAATAAAGTAAATAGATATTATTTTATTAATATTATATAATGATGTGGAAAAATATTATCATATCTATTCTTTTGAATATAAACACAAAAGTAATGAGTTACATGATTAATGATTATAAAAGTTATTCGGATTTTTTATCGTTGAGTAAAAGAGACAGGGTTATTAATTGCATATCTGGGAACGATTATAGGTATTCAGTAAATAAAACATCAGATAATGAAATTATTGCAAAAATGATTAAGAACAATCATCAAATGGAACTTCTCAACAAATTAGAAAGTAAAACCATCTCCCAATCCAATAAATTAAACCTTATTGAGCAGTATAATAAAGATTACGGTGTTAATTTAATGGTTAGTAATATTAAAAATGGTGGATTATACAAAGATTGGAACTATTAATAATATAAAAATAATTTTTTTAAAGATTATATTATATAAATGTCAGCAATCGCAGTTTTTAATGATAAAAAAATAAAGGGTACAGTAAGATTTACGGAAAATAAACAAAATAACTGTGTGGATATAGAGATTAATGTAATGGGTTTAAAAAAATCTGGATTTCATGGGTTCCATGTTCATGAATGTGGTGATATGAGTGAACAATGCGAAAGTATGTGTGCTCATTTTAACCCATTTAATAAAAATCATGGCGGACCCGAATCAAAAGAAAGACATGTAGGCGATTTAGGAAATTTAAAAACAGACGAACATGGTATAGCAAATTATAAAACTAGTGATAAAATGATTAAATTAACTGGTAGTAAATGCAATATAATCGGTCGCGGGTTAATTATTCATGCAGATGAAGATGATTGTGGGAATGGTAATTTTCCTGATAGTTTAAAAACTGGACATGCCGGGAAAAGGATTGCATGTGCTGTAATTGGATATGCGAAAACAAAATAAATGTCCGTGTATTCTATTTTAAAAATATAATTTAATATTATAGAACATATATTTATTTAATGATTGATTTTAATGCCCCGAATGATACTATACCCTTTATTGCATATGGAATGATAGGAGTTACTTCATTAGTCCTAGCTTATGCTACATTTATGGACGTGGATACTTTTAAACAATCTCAACCAGAGAACGAAGAATCTGCTACTTCTATGTTACCATCTGTATTTGACCAGTCTCCTCCATTAGCCAATGAAGTTAATGAACCACCAACACTACCTGGTATGCCGGTTTCTTCAGCTGAACCTGTGCAAGGAATGCCCGTTATGCCTATGTCACCAATTGTTCCTACTTCACCTTTAGAGCCAATGATGAATCCTCCACCTAATGAATTTCAAGAAGCACAAAAAATCGCGGGTGGGAAAAAAAGAAAACAAAAAAACACAAGAAAACAAAGAAAAAATTGATTTTAAACTATTATTATTAATATAGGGTTAAAATCAATTCAGAAATGATACACGAAATAGTATCAGGAAATATTATTTCACTTAAAGCCATAATAGATGAAACGATACATAACAGGGGGAAAATAGATACAGTTTATGTAAGTATAGGTGGGAAGTGTAATGACTCACATGTTTTATTTAACCGACCAGATTCTGTAAAAGGTAAATCCTTTCCCACTAATTCTCATTATCAATTGTTACCAAGATTTATAGAATTTGATTCTACTACTAAAAATATATTGATAATTGCCTTTGATGATTTTTCAAATGAAGAAACACGTATTTATAATCGTAAGTCAGTGGAAAAAAGATTAACTGAGAATATGACACTTATCCTATTTGATAAAATTACAGATAAACCATTTTTAGAAAGTTTTATGGAACTCTTTCTATTTATTTGCAGTGAAAATGGTATTGACAAAACTAATGCTTACATATGTAATTTCATCAAACATCTCAATGAGCCAAATGTATTGGATTATAAATCGGAAGAAATGGTTCCTCAATTAATTCAGCGTTTCTTAGACAACACCGATTATTCAGAATGCTTTTATCAATGGTTTGGCTACCGATATTTTACATATAATTTTGTCTACAGATACAAACGACATTTACTCTATGATTTAAAAAGTTTTCCTTCTCTTTTTGAGAATCAGTTAGAAACCGGAATCTCAAAAATGTTATCGGATAAAGCCTTTATTGATTTCTTAATCAATATCTATGATATAACAAGCATTGACGGTGAACTACAAATATAGTACCGTTAATTATAAAAAATTGATTTGTTTTTTTATTATTATTTTCCCAAAAAAGTAAAGATAATTATAAACAAAACAATGTTTGACTGTATGTTCAAAAATAATACGATGTCTACCGTAAAATCAACATCAGATGTTGAAATACCTAAAAAAACATGCGACGAAAAAAGAATTGAAAAGTTGAAGTTTAATTATACCAAAGCCAGAGATATGCTTTCTCATTCAGAGGGGCATGTTAAAAATGTTATACAAAGAATGGAACTATCTTATCAATCACAATTAAAAGCTGAGGAAGAACTATTATTGGCACAAATCAAATATAAAAATTTTAAAAAGGAAAGTAAAAACTTTTGTCGCGAATTAAGAAATATGCGAAATATCGTTGAACAAAACAAAATACGAAAGAACGATGCATTTTACCGTTGTAATGCGGCCATTAAAGAAAAGTCTATGAAAATTCAGGTAAAACGATTTAACGTATCTCAAGAACTGAAAAGAATGGAAAATTATGGTTCCTTGAATATAGAGCTGCTTCGTTCCAAAATTCCTGATGAAGTACTAAAGATTATCGCCTCATACATACCCTACAATACGCGCATAGAAATGATTGAGCATTATCACAAGCCACAGAATTACCTACGATGTCTTTCTTCGGAAAGACTACAAGAACTGCTTCGTAACATGAACTATGCAAGTTACTACTGTTTGACCAGAATATTGGCATCTGATAAAGAGATTAATTTATTACGATATGAAAAAAGTATGCCAATTTGCGAGACCTTCAGAAAAGAAGAAAAAATCATAAAAATAAAATTCATTCTTATGATTTTGAAAAAAAAAGACCCGGAATGTGCTTTGCGTGTCTTGAAAGTATTTACAATCCTTAATCAAGCAAATGTTACCAACAAATGCAAAGAAACAAACAAAAAATTCAATCTACACTTTGCACAAGTGACAGACTTCATGACCAATTCTAATTGAAACATTTACCGGTTTAATAAATTGATACATCTTTCAAAAAAATTAGCTATCTTGTTTTTATCTGCTCCTACAATCATATCATCAGGGATATGAGATAGATTACCCTTTTTATAACATAATATCACTGGTACACCATTTATAACTCTATTATTTTTTAAAAATGTATAAAAATCTAGACATTTATCAATATCTATAATTGCACATTGAACAGTTTGTGGCATTTGTTCAAAGCAAAATTTGACCCCAGCATTTATCATTTTACATGGTCCACACCATTCTGCACCAAATTTTATTATTAATAAACCAGGATTTGATATCAACAATTCTGCAAAATGGTTTTTATCTGTTATCTCTGTAATAATTGATAAACTTGTCATATATAATAACAATAAAATATTTTTTTTATAATTTGAACGCTAAAAAATTGAAAACTTATTATACTTTTAGTTTTCAATTATCTATCCCCCAAAATGTCGGTTCAAAGGCAACTTATTATACACCAAGTCGCAAAGGAAGCAGGACTACCTTTAGAGCTTTCAGATGAAATAATGAGCTTCTGTTTTTACGACACAATTACTGCTGCGTATAGAGCAGTTCACAAAGTAAATTTTGGAGAAATAATTGAGCATTTTGATGATGCATACATAAGTAGAGCTCGTCCATTTGGATGCCTATTTAATGACCCGGATAATTCTGAGCATTGGGCTATTTGCTTAAGTAGAGTAAATCATCTATACATTGACAATGAGACACAGTTTCAAGCATACAATTGTAGAGTATGTGGTGATTACTACTTTTGTTGCACATTTCTTCCAGAACAACAAACAACACTTGGCCAAGGATTAGACCATCTCTTTAGAGAAGCTATTCCCCTTCGTATAAGATGTCAATGCGATAGATAACTCTTTTTATACGATTTAGGATGGTTTATTTTTCTAAAAAAAAATACTTAGTAAATAGTATATTCATGTCTAAAATACAATCTCACAATTTAAATATCCATATGTATAAATTATCTGAAATACTAGATATTTTTCATTTATCCTATAATTTATCAGTAGACGATTTAAAACGTGCTAAAAAAACTGTACTTATGACACATCCAGATAAATCTGGTCTACGTCCCGAATATTTTTTATTTTATAAGAAAGCATTTGATGTAGTAGTACAATTCTATGAAAATCAACAAAAACAAAATCAAGAGATTCCTACTGAAGAGCCGAAATATGAACCTATCAATATTAATAGTATAAATAAATCTTCCGTCAAGAAAGTTACTTCAGTAATTAATGAAATGACACCAAAAGATTTCAATACAAAATTTAATAAACTATTTGATGATAATATGAGTGTCAAGTTAGATACTAGTCGTAATGATTGGTTTACAAAAGATGAGGCTAGTTATAAAGTTGAAGGTGATGTAACTAAACAAAATATGGGCATAATGTTTGAAAAAATGAAAGAACAGCAAAATACTGCGGTTTTGTCTAGATATCGGGGGGTAGAAACATTAGCAATTGGTGGTGGACCGACTTCAAAATTGTATGAAGATAATGATGATGAATATGTACAATGTGACCCTTTTAGTAAATTAAAATTTGATGATTTACGAAAAGTTCATAAAGACCAGACTGTACTAGGAGTGAGCGAAAAAGACATTAACAAAATTCCCTTGTACAAATCTACAGAACAATATATGCAAGTTAGAGGACAACAAACACTTAATCCACTAGATAAAGCAGAAGCTGAGAAAATATTAGAAGAACAAAATCAACAATATAAGCAACATATTATGCAAAAAGAATATCAGGCTACTTTAAAAACTATGCAATATGAAGAGAAGAATAAAACTATATTATCTACTTTTTTACAATTAAGAAATTAATCAGAATCAGAATCAGAACTGGAACTAGAACTAGAACTAGAACTAGAACTGGAACTAGAACTAGAACTAGAACTAGAACTAGAACTGGAACTAGAACTAGAACTAGAACTAGAACTAGAACTGGAACTGGAACTAGAACTAGAACTACTGTGTGAATGTGAACTACAATATGAATCTGAATCTGAATCTGAATCTGAGTAATTGTTGCAGGTTACAGGATGTTTTTTTTTTTTATTTACACAAACAGAATCACTTGAATTAGAAAGTACAGATTTTACCGATTCCGAGTCTGATGAATATTGTGATTCCGAATCTGAAGAATATTCTGATTCTGAATTAAAAGAAGAGCAAACCGATTCTGACGAATATGATAATGATTCCAATTTCTTTTTATGCTTATGGTGACAGTGATGTTCCCGTTCCTTTTCTCGTTCCTTTTCCCGTTCCTTTTCCCGTTCCTTTTCCCGTTCCTTTTCCCGTTCCTTTTCCCGTTCCTTTTCCCGTTCCTTTTCCCGTTCCTTTTCCCGTTCCTTTTCACATGGAATATCAATCTCATTATTAATTATTTTTACCGATGATATCATATTGTTGCTATAATCTATATTTATTGAAATACTTTTACTTGTCATATACTATAATAATACAAAAAATTATTTTTTAAATTGAGCAAAATACCATTCTTTTTCCATATCTAACATTAAGTGATTGTAATTTGTGTTTCGGTTTTCAATATCACTATAGTTCTCATATTGTGTAACTGTCGGGGGAGTAATCATGAACCAAAAATCTTGCATTTGTAATTTTTTCCAATAAATATCTAATGAATACTTTTTTTTTCCTTCATCTGTTGGATTTTTCATTAAAAGTTTTGCACTTTCCCTGAAATTTTTTATTAAAGTATCATAATAAGATTGTTTCACTATATACCCAGTAGTTGTTTGACAATAGAAAACGCGGACACAATTACTATTTATTCTTTGATAAGGAGGAACATTATTTCCACCAATTATAATCATATCCCACTGTAAATTATCTTCTTCGTAAAATTTTGTTAAATTTTTTAATAAAAGCTGAGGATTATTAAACGTTATATCATCTTCGCAAATAAATACTTGCTCATAATTACGCGATTTTGCTAGTTCTAAACATCTAATATGACTCAATGTACATCCAATCGCTCCCAATTCTGATTTTACCGCATTTACTCGTTCTCCTTCTATTCCAATTTTAAATAATTCATTTTGTACATGCTCTAATCTATCTAAACGATGTTCTAAATTAATAAATAATGTATTTTTGAATAATTCCATTTTTATGTAATTATTCAAAAATGTTTATATTGTTTACATTTTACCTTTGTTTTTACGTGTTTTTCTTCCTCCCCTTTTAAAAAGATTCATAAAACCACTAACGAATCTTGTTATTGGACCTCTGTTCGTAGGTATACTCGTCTGTCTGGATGTTCTTTGTACTCTAATAACATCTTCATCATTTTTAGTAGGTGATGGGGATGGAATATTATATTTTTGACGGGCAGTTCTTGCGGCAATATTTGGTACTGCTTTACGAGCATTTTTAAATCTATTACTTTTATTTGTCAATTCTTCTCTTACTAATTTTGAATCTATAGAATTTGTCCATCTTTCGTTTTTGGACCTTGGTGTAATTGGTTCTGGGTTATCATTGGCAACTTCATTAAAATTGGGATTAATCATAACAGATTTTCTGGTTTTGTTTCCTGACTTACCTTTTTTTTTTAAAATGGATTTTGTAGTAGACATTATAAAATAGTATGATATATTATTTTGTTGTTTCTTCTAAATTTTTTACTTTGGATATTAACTCGGCTATTTGTAATTTTAATAAGTCTATCTCTTTTTGTTGATTTTCTAGTTTTTTACAATTTTCATCATCTGACCAACTAACTGATTTTTTTTCTTTTATTTCTTCAATTAGAATATTAATATTATCTGACGCATCGTCAATTCTTAGTTTGTTGTTGACGGTTTGTGTTTCGTTTTGGTTTAATATAGGTATAATAGGCGGAGGTGAATATTTTTTTAATTCTTCGTCGCGTTCTCTCATATGCTTTTTTATTATGTCATCCATATTAGAAAGGGGTGTGTCCTGCTTTTCTGCAAAATCTATAGACTCTGGTGGTTTTTTTTCAAACATGGAACTATATTCCATTTGTTTTTCATTAAACTGGTTACCAATCTTTTCAACTTTATTTTCAGTTACTGAATATGGTTTCAAGAATTGACTATGTAAAGGTTGTTCTTTTGTCTTTACAGTATTAGTTTGTTTAATGCCTCTTATCATATATGCAATAGTCTCTTTGTTTAACTCCAACAATTCTTTAGTACTTAGATTACGGTTTTGGTTTTTTTCATAGAATATCCTCAGAACAGACTTGAACCATTCCTCTTTTTTACCTGCACCCGAATATAAAAAATATTCATTAATACTATTATTTTTACTTATAACATTCCAAAGTAGCATTTGGTTTTGATTTGTGACATATAATGCCATTTATAGATAATATAAGTATTAAAGCTTATTTATATTATTTTGTATAGGATTTTCTTGTACTACTTTTACTTTTTTTACTTGTACTTTTTTTACTTGTACTTTTTTTACCTTTTTTAGATTTACCACCGTTTTTTTTCCCAGGTCCTCCTTCTTCACTTTCTTCACTGGTTTTTTTAATATACTTAATCGGTTTAAATTTAATACCTGGTATCTTGTAATTTTTAAAAAATTGTTTGTTAAACTCTTTTGTTGTGGTTGTTCTAGATTTCTTAACTTGTTCTGCATAATCAAATAAATTGATAAGAAAATTATCAACTTGGTCAAAGTTAGAAAATGGTAGTTTATCTTTGTTTATATAAACAATATAGTTTCCTATTCTATATCCTTTTCCATTTACGTACGGTACCGAATAAAGCTTAGAAGAAATATATTCATCAATTTCCGGAGTTTTATCTTCCATATTTTAATACTATTATACTAGGATAAATTATTTTTCATTAAAATATATTTTACGAAACTTAAACACATATTTATCTGGTATACGTTTATTTTTAAAGAAATTTATTTTGTCAAAGTAATTAGAGAATATCTTACCCTCAGCTTTATTGGATAACATTGTTATTATAAAAAATAACGAGAACATACCGCATTCACTGCTTCCCATTTGATGTTCTAGAGGACAATTTTCATAATAGTGTAATTTTATTGGAACAGATAAGGCTAAACCTTGATTTACTATTTTTTCTACGAAACTGTTTATTTGTTTGGGAATCTTATTTCCTGCACTATCCATATAAAATATAAACTTATCATCTAAATCAATATACAAGGATACCCAATGACTACCACTACTAGTGTGGGGAGATATATTTATAACGATACCAAATTTAGTTTTACCATTTTTCATATGTTTTTCTAAACTAAACGTACATAATTCATTGGATACACATTGACCAAACATATCATTTGGTTTAGTATCAAAATCAATAGGTGATGGCGGGGGAGAATAAAAATTTTTGTATCTTTTCATGTATTGTTTGAGAACGTCATGTATATCAAAATTAGATAACCATTCATCGGGGTTTTGTTTCCAATCATCCGGATGGTCGGGTGCAAAAATAAATTCATCTAATTTATTACGAATATTTTCATCGTCTATTTCTTTTAACCAACAATCTTCTTTTCCACATGTTTTCAAACGTCTCTTTAATTCTTTCCATATTTTTACGGGATTGTTGGTTGTAATTACCGTATCATGATTATGTTGATTATAATATTTCTTTAATAAACGGAGAACATCTTCAGTAAAACAACTTCCTTTTATTGGACTACGTTTATCTACCATCGGACTACAATTCATTTTTTTTAAAGTCTTACTTCCTCCTTTTTTCAATAATTTTTTTTTATAATTTATGGTCTTTCTGTTTTTCATATATACACTATTGTTATATATTTTTTACACCTTTTCTCATTTAATCTTCCAATTAAATGGGAAGATTTGAGTAAAAAGGCAACGTTACATGTTACATTCTGCATTTTCAATGCAAAATGGTGTAATAGTAGTATAATGTTATAATTACTAACATTACAATATTCAAAATATAATTACAATAATAACCTTACAACCTAGTAAAATTATATATTTTATACTTTAGTTAATCTTCATACAAGTTATACATGCCGCGCCGATATTGTTCTGATTCTAGTGTTGAGGATAATAGTTCAGAGGAATGCTATTACAAAAAAAAATGCAGTCATTGCTCAAGATGTATTAAAATAACAAATAATTGTGAAAGACGAGTAAAAAGAGAAAGGTGTAATTGTGATAAATGTTTTAATAAAGAAACTGAAACTACACGGAAAGAGGGAAAAGTTATATTAATTACTATAAGATAACCCAAAAAATAAATACATATTATATAATAAATTAATAATATGTCATTTGTAATACCCAATGTTATAGGAGAAGGAACTTATGGTTGTGTACATAAACCTAGCCTAAAATGTAAAGATGCACCTACTATTTCCTATACAAATAAAGTATCCAAAGTATTAAGTGAAGTTGAGGCCGACATTGAACTATCCGAATATGACAAAGTAAAAAATGCAGATAATAAAGAAGATTATTATTTAGGAGTTCCCAATATATGTGATATTGATAACCGTAGTGTTACAAATTTAAAAGCCATACAAAAATGTAAAATAGGGAGCGATGTGTTAAGAAAGTTAAATAATAATGACTACAAATTATTAATTATGGAAGATGGTGGTTCAAATTTAGAAGAATTTTCTAATAAAATGAAAACATGGGTAATTAATGAAGAAAATAGACAAAAGTGTGAATTGTTTTTATTAGAATCACTACGAATTTTTAAAGGTTTATTGGTTTTCAAACAACATGGTCTTATTCATCATGATTTAAAACCCCAAAATATTGTTTATAATGAAGCAACAAACCGATTAAATTTAATAGATTTTGGATTAATGACCTCTAGAAAAAAGTTAGTTAAGAGTGCGAAAGAATCTAGTTATGATTTTTCATTATTTCATTGGTCTTATCCATGGGAGATGGAATATTTGAATAAACGGGATTTTAACAATATAGCTTATTCCATTAAAAAACAACAAGATAAAGTAGAATTAATAAACGGTGAAATAGAAAAGAAAAGTGGTCATTATTACGAAAATTCAAAGAATTTTTTTTTCTACTCCATGGATATTTATTCTACATTAACCGAATACAGAGAAAGTTGTGTCTCATATATTAGTGGATATGACCGCACATTGAAAGATAATTTTCATCAATTGGGGTATGAAAACTTTTTAAATAAATGCACTGATTCTATAGATGTTTTTGGTCTCGGTATTGCTTTAAATTACTGGTTTCATATTGCCAAAAGACATTTGTCCACAGAACTTGCAGATGATTTAAAAGAATTATACAGTAACATGGTTTCTGCTGAATTAAAATTTAGACCTAGTATTGATGAATTACTTACTAGTTTAGAATCTATTTTAGAAAAAAATGGGTTGTTAACTAAATATAAAAAAGTAATAGTTGATAATATAGTTGTTGATGCGAAAAATGAAATGGTTGATGCGAAACCTATTGAAACTGAATCTACTATTTTTAATAAAATTCAAAAACCTAACCGCGATATAATTAATAGTCCGACACCCCTTCCATGTCCACCAGACATGGTTAAAAACAAAAGAGGAAAATGTGTAAAGATTAAGATAGATAAAATGATTGCCCCATGTCCTCCAAATAAAGTTCGTAATCCTAGAACACGAAGATGTATAAAAAAATGTAAACCGGGATATATTAGAAATGAAAATTTAAAGTGCGTTAAAAACAAAACTAGAAAATCACCATAATTGTTTATTTGTGTTTTTATACTTACTATTTTAAATTAGTAGCTGCGTTATCGCTGTGTAATAATTATATTAGAAGATTGTTTAGTATAATTAATTGTATATATATAATATTAATTATATATGCCTAACAGTGACTGCTACGAATCTGATGATGATTCATGTTCTCAAGAAAATACTATAATATGTGAAAGAGAACGTTCAGAGAGTAATTGTAAAAATAATAAAAAATGCAGCTATAAAAAAAATAATAATCGTTGCAAAAAAGAAAAACAGTGTAAATCAAATAAAAATAGTCGTAGTTGCCGTGATGGAAAAGATGGAAAAATTGGCCGTGATGGTGAAGACGGTAAAGATGGGGAAAACGGTAAGGATGGAAAATGCGGGCGTGATGGTAAGGATGGACGTGATGGAGAAGACGGCAAAGATGGTAAGAATGGTGAGGATGGACGCGATGGACGTGATGGTAAAGATGGTAAGGATGGTAAAGATGGTGAAGATGGCAAAGATGGTGAAGATGGACGTGATGGTAGAAATGGAAAAGATGGTAAAGATGGTCATGATGGTGAGGATGGTAAAGATGGTAAGGAAGGCAAAGATGGTGAAGATGGATGCGATGGTGAAGATGGAAGAGACGGAAAAGACGGGAAAGATGGTCAAGATGGAAGAGATGGTTATAGAGGACCTATAGGAGAAAAAGGATGTACTGGTGAAAAGGGTTTTCATGGCGAGAGGGGTTTACGTGGTGAAAAAGGACATATGGGCCCTGTTGGTGAAAAAGGCTGTTACGGAGAGAAAGGTCCTCGTGGTGAAAAAGGTGACCAGGGTGAAATAGGAATCCCTGGTTCCAAAGGAAAACATGGAGAGAAAGGTGACAAAGGTGATAAAGGTGAGCATGGTGATAAGGGTGATAAAGGTGATAAAGGAGAAAGGGGAGAGCACGGGGAAAAGGGTCAAAAAGGTGAAATGGGTTTCCGTGGTGAGAAGGGTGAAGATGGTGAAATAGGTCCTATTGGGGAGAAGGGAAATAAAGGAGAAAAGGGTAATAATGGTGATAATGGACATATTGGACCTACAGGGTTTGGTAATACAGGACCCACAGGTCAAGGAAACACAGGACCCACAGGTCAAGGAAACACAGGACCCACAGGGTTTGGTAATACAGGACCTACTGGTTCGGGTAATACAGGACCCACAGGTCACGGAAACACAGGACCTACTGGTTCGGGTAATACAGGACCCACAGGGTTTGGTAGTACCGGGCCAACAGGACCACCTGGAATCACTGATTGTAGTTGTAATACATATATAAACACATTTTTAACGACAGATATTAGTGGTGGACCTCAAGGCGTAAAAATAATATACACAATACCAAATTCTATCCATTTTATTGTTTATGGGTTTACTACGCTTGGAGTCCCTACTAATTTATATGTGAGAACCGGTGAAAGTCCATCTTATGAAAACGGAATCGGATTTACCAATGACCTATTAAATGATAACGAAATTGATAGCCTTCATTTTGCTCAAATAGATTTGGGTGATTTTATAAGGAAAAAAAATCTTAAATGTACAGATCCAACTATGAAAATAGGGAGTGTACAATTAGGTGATGGATTTTCTATCTACGGGTCTAATACATTAGGACAAATAGGTCAAATTTTATATACATATACCAATACATTTGATAATTCAGAAATAAATGTTGCAAAACAATTTACAATTCCGTCATACAATACATTGAATTTGACATCCGCTGGTGATTTATTCAAATATGGAACAATTCCTTTCCGTTATATTTCAGTTACTGCTACTACAGGTAATGTAACATTAAATTTATTAACTTTATACTTATGTAATTGCTGAATTCAAAGATCTGTTTTTTCTTGAATACGAGGTATATAGTTTATAGGATAGACTGAAGAAGTTCTCTTTAATACCTTATGTTTCCCCCAAAATGACTTTGAAGCCACTATTTCTTCAGTTTCATTATCTACATTATTAAATAACATATCTTCATCTTTCTCACTATTTTCCATTTTTTTACATTCAAAATGTCGTATTAATGTTCTCACGTATAAATCAAATGCTTCATTTACTTCTGTAGTAACTTGTTTGTCTGGATTATCTAAAAATTCATCTGTCATTTCCATTATAGTGGTTCTGTATTTCCGTATTTTTGCAAGATGGTCTTGGTATTCTTGGTGTTTTTTTGGGTCAGTTTGTGATATGTATCTATTATAATGATTCTTATTCATTAATAATTCTAGGGTAACTTTATCTATATATTCATTGGTGTTCTCGTTGCTCATAGTATTTATATTATATACACAATGTTTTTAATATAAATTATAACAAGTTTATTTATTTTTTTTGGTTTTTCTTTTATTCATTTCTTTTTCTGCCTTTAACGTAGCTTTCTGTCTTTCTTTTTCAGCCTTTTTAGCTATCTTTTCCTTCTCTTTTTCAGCTTTCTTTCTCTCTTGTTCTCTTTGTTTTTGTTCCTTTTTGTTCTGTTGTTCTTTCTCTTTTTCTACTTTTTTTGTTTTACGGGCTTCTTCTTTTTCATGAATTCTCATTTCTTTTGCTTGTTGCTTGTTGTTTAAATCATCTTCATGTTGTACCATTACACCATGAAATTGTTCTATGGCCATCTTACGATATTTATCTACTAATCCCAGTAACTTTTCATCTTTAATTTCTTCTATAATTTCTCTTTGTTTTCTCAAAGTTTTACGTAATTTCTTCTCTTCACGTATTATCTTTGCCTCATTTTTCTTTTCACTTCCTATTTGTTTCTTGATAGTTTTACGAATCTTTAATAACTCTTTCTTCTTATCTTTTTTCGTTTTTTGCATATCCTTTTTTAACATTTTTTCCGACTTGGAAACATCCTTCTTCTTTACTTTTAACATCAGTTTATAATCCCGGTTCTCATCCATAATAGTAGATTTAATAACACTGTGTTCCAATTCACTTAAATCCTTCTTTTTTAATATTTTTTTCAAATGTTCTAAGCGATTTTTATGGTTTTTCATTTGGTCTTTTATTTGGTCGTGTAAAAATTCTATTTCGCTTGTATAATTATTTAATAATGTATCTAAGGATACTATTTCAGGATGTTCACTTACAGTTTTAATTAATTCACTCTGACTTGTTATTTTTTTACTACATTTATTCTTTAATTGATAAAACAAGGTTTCCTTGTATTTTTTATATTGCTCTTCGTTCTCTTCTACGTTACCTTTTATTTCTTTAAGAGATATCTTTTTTATTTCTTTTTGGTCTTTAACTAATGCTTTTACGCGTTTAATATTTTCACGTATATCCTTTACCTCTTCTTTTGCCTCATTAATAAGTTCTCTAATATTCTTAGATACAACCTTATTACATAATTTTAATTCTTTCCCTTCCAAATCTCCACATATTTCATCTTTTAAAAACAGAAATTTATTAGGATCTAAATCAGAAAGTTCTCCCTTTTTCAGTTTTTCTGTCTCGTCCATAATTTGTTTTCTTAAAGAAGGAATTTCGGAATTCATTATATCACTTACTACTTTTTTATCAAAACGTTCGGCCATTTTTACATCTCTAATAATAGGAATATCTATTCTCTGGATAATGGGTTGTGCAAACTGGCGAGCATCTTTTTCTCTATTTAAATAGCTTACATATCCTGCTATGTCATCCAAATATTCTGTACGGCCCTCCGCTGTAAATTCTCCATTTTCATTTAAATATTTTTCCGAAAAATTAGTAAAATCCGCTGGCATTTGTTCTCCCGATGTCTTACATAAATTAATTAATTTAATCAATTCCATAGGATTATTCGTTATTGGGGTAGCCGTCATTAATAATAATTTTACAGAATTAAATCCTGAATATTGATAAGAATACATTAACGCCTGATGTAGTGCATTCATGTCTGGTTTTTCAATACTAGATAAATCATCTCCACCATATAATTTATGTGCCTCATCAATAATCAAAAGGGTCTTACGTAAGGGGTCTTCTGGTCCATTTATTTTGACCAAGTCGTTATAAAGAGAATTTTTCTTTGATACTAAGTTACTGAATTGTTTATAAGACATAGGGCGAATCTTCCATGATTTTGATAATAATCTCATACGTTTGTCTTGTTCATTCGGTATTTGAAGATTATTTTGCTGTATTTCAGTTCTGATGCTATCACTACATACCATATCAAACATATTCTTCCAAATATCACTTTTAAGAGTTGTACGGGTCACCCATAAAATTGTATATCCTTGTTTTTCAAAATTGCTTGTTGCTGCAGCGATTGCGCTACAAGTATTATGGGTTACTGTAAAATCACCTAACAAATATCTATTATTGCCATCTAATGTGAATCCATAATAGTCACCTCTTCCAATTGGTACAACGTTTATTCCTGTGCTTAAAACGTCTTTAATTTGCATTCTGGGTTCTGCTTTTTTTCTAGTAAGTAAAACCGGCACTTCGTCAAGTCCATTTCCTGAGATAGTTATAGAATTGTATATACCTGTTTTTTTTTCTCCTTTGTACATGCAAGATTTTTCGGATTTTGTAGAATATGCGGCAAATCCCAATGACCTAGTCAAAAACAATATATCATTTGTTAATTTATCAGATTTTTGCGTAATATTATATATTTTTCCTCTTGGACAATAATACCCATCAGAATCAATAATTCCTGCTAACAATTTTAAACGAATGTCTCTTGAATTAATTTTATAATCACTAGGAATATGCTTATTGGAAATTAGATTTTGACGTGTCAATTCGTCAATCATTAAATTTGTTTTGGTTGTTCCATCTCTAGAAAAGCGATAATCAAATTGTGATTGATAAACTAATAACAAACCATAGTTCCTTAAATTGAGACTTAAATATTTCAATATTTTAGAATCTTGGTTGGATAAAACAGGTCCTCTAGATGAACCGTCTCCTAACCATAAACCTATTATATACGGGTCAAAATTTATTGGTTTACTATTGAATTCTACTCCTTTACGATATCCTTTTAGGTCTCTACGTAAAGGTTCTGATAATTTAAAATAATCTCTTACTTCTATTTCTAAAATTTTTGATTCTTCATCAAAGCCATCAAGGTATTTATTTGCTTCTTCACGTGTTTTAAAAGATTTTGATTTTATTTTAAATGTTTTATTATCTATATGAGTTGTCTTAAATGGACAATTTGGTTGTCTAAGAGATAGGTCAATTATAGCACCTCTCCCGCTGTATTTTAAACATAAAATATGCTCAGAATTCACTGTATATTTATCTCCTTTTACAGGAATAATATCATACATTTCATCTTTTCCATTAGCTAATGATAATACTTTTCTTGGTGTAGAATTATCTCCCATCAATTCGTCACCAACTTTCACATCCTGTACCATTTTTATTGTCCCATCAAACATCAATACAGGTGTGTCTTTAGCATGGCATTTCCCAGTACCTACACTATGGTGCAGTAACATTCCTTTTACAGGATTTGTGGGTGTGAAATAATGGCGAACAAAATCCTGAGTAGGAGTAAAACTTATTATTTGACCACCAGCACCACCTTTCATTTCTTTTTTTTCTTCACACAGGTTCTCCATTTTTACATCCGTCCACATAAATTCACTAAAATGTTCTCTGATATGTTTACGCATATCTTCAAAACCGAACCGTTGCACTTCTAACGGTGGACCTGCTCGTAATACTAGTCTACGCTTAGGACCACCACCATTATAAAGTGCCTCCTGACTACCACGTAAATGTTCAGAAACACCAGAGCTTTCTAAGGAAACCAAAGGTATAGAAAAACTATGAATTGCTTTATTTAATTCATAATCTACAGAGCCTATCACTGTTGTTTTTTCCAAATCATGGGCGAAATTTAATAATCGTATATCTAAATTCATTGCTTTCAAATAAAGCTCAATTGTAGATTTACTACCCATGAAAGAACCCTGTAATCTATCAGGTATTGATAAGTCATAAACAAATACATAAAGAGGCCAGCCCTGTTGAGGATGAAATTCCAAACCTTTTTGTCCACAGGTTCTCGTTCCTCGTCCAATTACTTGTTTTTCATCAGATGCAACCGTTGATGGTTCATAAATATGAATGTATTTTATATCAAATAAATCAATCCCTTCTTTAAACCCACTGTCCATAACAATAATACGAGCCATCTCACCATGAATATTATCAGGGCGTTTATTAAAATTAGCTAAAATCGCCTTTTTAGTAACAGTATTTATTGGTTGGTCATAAATAGAAATAGACGCCAATAAATAAAAGTTATTATTTTTAGTGTTTTGGAGAACATTGTCCGAAATCATCTCTATTTTTCCATATCGTTTTTTATTCTTCTTAGGGTTTGACTTTTTATTTTCATCCTCTTCATCGGATTCATCATCATCATCATCGTCACCATCCTTATCTTTTTTTGGTTTTTTTTTCAATAAACTAGGCGCATTATATCCTAATTTCATTCCTTTGGCTATGAGTGCAGAAGCAATCACTTTAGCACCATAAGTTGTTGATTTTAAATCAGAAAAAATAAAATGTTTGAATAATTTCCCATGTTCTTTCATATCTTTTCTATCTAACTCCTCTATTTTCTTAAGTAAACTATCTAATTTTGGAGAATTATCAGGTATATCCTTTAGTAATGTTTCGGGTTCAAATATTTGTTCATCAAATTTGTAGATTTTAGAACTTTTACTCCAATTAGATTTCTTACGTACACATTGAGCATTGTAAGAAACAATAGATTGCGTTTCTAAAACTTTGGCTAAACTTTCAGATTTTGATACTTTCTTTTCATCATACATGTTAATTTTTAATATATATATAATGTTTATAAAAATATATATTTATAAGGTATAATATAAAATGTCTATTGGAGGAAACCCACCTATTAATGTTCCAACATTGACAGCTAAATTTACAAGTACCACAAATTTGGGAGGTCCCTTTAATGGATATTCCCCCAAACAAACTATAACTAATTATAAAAATAGTGACCAAGTAATGACACGTAGAATTTTACGTGACTCATGGAACGGAAGAGGAGCTGTTGGTACTAATGGTACCGATAATGCATATAGCCGTGTAGTAACACCATTTAGGGCAGTTAATAATTTAGGTGATTTCTTAGGACGTCAAAATTATGTTTGTGGTGGCTCTAACCAAATTAATAAAACCCGTGCAGGATTACAAGGTAGATTCGGTAGTATGATTTCTAATTGCGACAAAACCGGAGTTCCTGCTTCGGTCGCGAACAACCGATTTGTACCCGACTCTTCTGACTATACTACTTTTAAAAAGCAAAGCGCTATGAACCAAAATTACAATGATTTAGGATTTGGAGGAGATAGTAATAATGCTTCTTATGTTGCTAGAATGGCGGTTCGTCGTCGTTAAACGTAATCACAAAACCCTGGTTTTTTTTATAGTTTGATATTATATATACGAAATATATAATATGAGTAATCCAGTTTTCATTAAAGAAGATATAAATAACGGTGCTTTAAAAGCTATAAAGGCTATGCCTTTGAAAGATAGTACCTCAGATGGAACAAGTAACTTTGAAATGAATCGTAGAATCTATGAGAAAACATACACTACTCCATTAACTAATCTCCAAATGCTTGCTGCTTTAAAACCGCCACATTTTGGACAAAGTGGAATAAGACCTACCGTGTTTGATGGTACGAGTGCACCTATTCAAAAGAAATGGATAGGTTCTAATAATCGCGATGCATCACAAGTCACAACAAATCGCCGCACCAATAGCGTAGGAACAGGAACCCTTAATTATGCAAATAAACTTATGTCTTTTACTGCTTATAAAGATGTAAATGTAGTTAATGATGCATTACGACGTGTAAGAGGTGGAGGTGCTGTTGCTCCTCCGAAAAAAGCGGCTAGTCCTAGTCATACCTATGTTACTAGTCCCGGAACTCATCCATATATGCAACCTGGATTTAAAGGGAAGCATAATAATAATTACTTTCCTTATGCTAGATATAACATTACAAATTATCCAATTGACAAGCAAAGGAAGACGATTCACGAATAATAATTTAATACAACTCTATACCTAGAATTCGTTGATAAAGTAATAATCCTGCATCTTGAATTGGTAATACATAAGCAAATGTATTTCCAGTATTATTATGAGAATGCCACAGTCCTGGTGGTGTAATAAACATCTCATTTTCTTTCCAATTTACTTTAATAGGTTCAACAATATTTCCATGTTCGTCTAGTTTTTCACCAATCAACGTATAAATATTCTCACTATCCTCACATTTTATACATAAATCAAGAGCAACAGAATTATGTCTGTGTGGTTTTTGAACCATGTTCGGAGGTAATTCATTATACAGTGCCCATAATGTAGGAGTAATAGTATTTATTCCAATTTTTTCAGTATCTTGGTTACTTAATAATATACCTTTTCTGTTGTTATTTGGATTAGATAAATTAATCAAATTTTTCATCAAGAATTCTTTATTATAGACCGATATTTGAAATAATTTTTTCTCTGCTCTAGCTCCAAGATAATTCATTAATGGACTATCATTAATGTAATAAATTAATAATTCCTCCTGATTGTTTTTATTAAAAATAGTAAAATTCTTACAACAAGGTGTAATTAATATTTCACCACTATTTAAGTTAAATAATTGTTCATCTATTTCAAATCCGCATTTACCTTGTATTACAAAGAAAAAATGTGATGAACTATTTAGATTTATAGAACATTCATCTTGTGCATTAAAAATAGTTTTACATTTTATAAAACTTGCTAATAAATTAGGAGAAGTTGCGAGATAATCTATGTTATACAAATCAGAATTATCTATAAACGTTATAGGTTCAGTACATTCATTACTGTTTTTGGTAATGATAGGAATCTGTTTTAATTTAGGATTTACATTACTTTCATATTCATAAGCTGTTATATAAGATTCCATTATTAATATTATAATATAGAAATAGTTTTATAAATACTTTTCTAAATACTTTTATATATATTTATATACAATACAATAATGGAATTTGAAGAGCCATCAAACACTGTGTTTACTATTTACAGTAAAAGTGGATGTACTTTCTGCACTAAAGTCAAAAAATTACTTTTAGAAAAAAATTATGCTTTTGATTTGATTGATTGCGATGATTATTTAATAGAAGATAAGGAAAAGTTTTTAGAATTTATTAAGGAACATGCCGGAAAGGAATATAAAACATTTCCTATGGTTTTTAGGTGTGGTACTTTTGTAGGTGGTTTTACGGAAACAAAAAAGCTTATTGATATTGAAGATACATTAGCAAGTTTTTAATTTTTGAAATTAGTATATAGAATTGCAGAATATGACACTAGAAGCAAAATAATTGGCCACCATGCTTTACAGAAATAATAAGGCACCGTAACAAATTTGTATTTGTTTTCCTCATAATATAGAGCTTTTTCTCCGCATTTATCTTCATTAGTTCTAGAATAACTTGCATATTTATAATCTATTTTCCCATTGACCAAATCTGTTGTGCCAAAAATCGCACATTCCCTGTTGTTTGCGATAAAATGTTTACAATTGACACATAACTTTTTGGGAGTTAAGAGTGTTGAATATGCAGATTGTCTCATTGCTAGCATAGAAATTACCATTACTCTCATCATGTTTAATGATTATATTTAGCAATTGGAATAACGAAACGAAGAAATCAATTTTTTTTAAAAAACAATATAAAACTATTTTCATAAATATTTCTATAAGCATGGCGTCTTGTAAAGCAATTGGAATTGATTTGGGTACTACCTATTCTTGTGTTGGAGTTTGGCAAAATGACCATGTTGAGATTATTGCCAACGACCAAGGAAATCGTACTATGCCATCCTATGTATCTTTTACTCAAGAAGAGCGTTTGATTGGTGAAGCAGCTAAGGCATCTGCTGCTAATAACGCCAAGAACACAGTTTTTGATGCAAAGCGCCTTATCGGACAAAATTTTAATGACCCAAAGGTCCAATCTGATATGAAGCATTTTTCTTATAAGGTTATTGACCGCGAGAACAAGCCATTTATTGAAGTAGATTTTAAGGGCGAGACAAAGGTTTTTGCCCCGGAGGAGATTAGTTCTATGGTTTTAAGTAAGATGAAGGAAATTGCTGAGGCTTTCTTAGGTGAAACTGTAACTGATGCAGTTATCACTGTTCCAGCTTATTTTAATGATTCTCAACGTCAAGCTACCAAGGATGCAGGTACCATTGCTGGTCTCAATGTTCTACGAATTATCAATGAGCCCACTGCAGCTGCTATTGCGTATGGTCTAGATAAAAAGAACCAGGGTGAGAAAAATGTATTAATTTTTGATTGTGGAGGTAAACGTTCTGCTTCCTGTGGTGCAAACCCACTCGTTATGGCTTTTTAATTTTATTAAGCCACAACGGAATCTGGTTAATTGCTGGAAACTCCTTAAGCTTTTCCTACCACAACATAATATGAAAATATAAGTGTGAAGGTTAAAAAAAGGTAAAAGATTGGATAATCAGCAGCCAAGTTTCTAAGTATCTCAAAAAAGATATAAGAAGAAGGTTCAACGACTAGGTATAATATTGTACCCACGAATGCCAGAATTTAATTTTAAAAACTACTAATTAATTGCTAGCAAAATGAAATAAAACATATTCTTTATATATTATAAGGAATGACATCTGAAACTCTAAGAGATAAAATTTTAGATTCTCTAATTGAGTTAAAAAATAAGAAAGATAACAGCATTATCCCTATTGTAACAAAGACACTTAAGTTTGAAACAAGTAAATACTCATCAACAAAAGAAAACATTTGGCATGTAATTATTAATGGAAATAAGATAAAAAAATCATCCGAATATTTTTACACGTATGAGTGTTTAAATTGTCAAGAATTAAATACTTGTGGTTCAACACAATTTTTAAGAAAGATTAGACAAGGTAAATCAGAATGCTTTCAATGTAATAATATTAAATTGAATGAAACTGATTATGACCGAACGCCAAAAAACAAGGTTGAAAAAGAAGAAAAAACATATCGTGAACATTATGAAAATTCAAAAATAGAATTTGAAACATATCCTGATATTTACAAAAATTCGTATTTATTATCACATCTCTCAATTGATGATTACAATAGAATAAAATCTAAAATAATTAGTTTTGGAAATGGTAAATTATCTGATATAAATAATTATGAATATTGGCCTATTTATAAAGTGAATAATCAAATGAAATTTTCATATGTTCTTTACGATACAATAAATAATGTTATTTTCAAAGCAAATCAACCTATTATAAAATGTGATAATTGTGAAAGCAATTGGCGTTGTAAATCACTAGAAAAATTTAAGAACTGTCATAAACTATTATGCATTGATTGTACATTATGCAATCGTACCTTCAAATTAAGACCAACAAAAAACATTAATAACAATATTATTATGTATCAATCTAAACTTGAATTAAAGTTTATTGAATGGTGCGCTTCTAATAATTTAGTTGTTAAAAACGGTCCTAATGTAGAATACGTATTCAATAATAAACAAGGAAAATATAAAGTGGATTTTCAAATTGATAATCTATTAATTGAAATCAAAGATTTTCATATATGGCATAGAAATCAAGTAGAATCGGGTCTTTGGGAAACAAAGGTAAGTGCTGTCAATAAATATATTTTAGAGAATAAACTGAAAAAATATTATTTTATAACTCCAAACAACTGGAATCAGATGATCAAAGAATTACAAAATGAATTATGCAATAGTAAAAGTAGTAATAAAAATTAAATAAGATATAGTCTGACCTCATATGAAAGTATGAGAAATAATGGATTAAATACCATTATAAAAACGCGAATGTGGGAACATTCGATGTATCAATCCTTACGATTGATGAAGCCATTTTTGAGGTAAAGGCAACTGCTGGTGATACTCACCTTGGAGGAGAGGATTTTGACACCATGCTTGTAGAGCATTTTATGCTAGAATTTAAGCGTAAGCATAAGTTAGATATTTCATCTAATGTTCGTGCTATGCGTAGGCTCCGTACTGCCTGTGAATCTGCTAAGCGTACACTTTCATCTTCAACTGTGGCGAATATTGAAATAGATAGTCTTTTTGAGGGCACTGATTTTAACAGTAGTATTACTCGTGCTAAATTTGAGAACATTTGTGATGAGCTGTTCAGGAAGACAATGGCCCCTGTTGAACAAGTATTACGTGATTCTAAGCTTTCAAAGGCACAAATTCATGAAGTAGTACTTGTAGGTGGCAGCACTCGTATTCCTAAGATTCAACAGCTCATTATGGAGATGTTTAATGGAAAGGAACTTTGTAAAACTATTAATCCAGATGAGTGTGTTGCGTATGGTGCAGCTGTACAGGCCGCAATATTAACAGGTTCTCGTGACGCTAAGATTTCGGATTTGCTGCTTCTAGATGTATGCCCTCTCAGCCTTGGACTTGAGACCGCTGGTGGTGTAATGACAAAGATTATTAATCGTAATACAACCATTCCATCTAAGAAGACCCAGACTTTTTCTACTTATGCAGACAATCAACCGGGAGTCCTTATTCAGGTCTTTGAGGGAGAGCGTTCAATGACTGCTGATAATACGCTTTTAGGTAAATTCCAGTTAGATGGTATTCCGCCGATGCCTCGTGGTATGCCCCAGATTGAGGTGGCCTTTGATGTAGATGCTAACGGAATTCTTAATGTTTCTGCCTCGGAGAAATCTACTGGGAAATCTGATAAGATTACTATTACTAATGATAAGGGACGATTGAGTAAGGAAGATATTGATAAGATGGTAGAGGAAGCCGAGAGGTATAAGAATGAAGATGACATGTTGAGGGCTAGAGTAGATGCAAAGAATCGCATGGAGGAGCAGATTTATCAGTTAAAGAGTACAAATTCTACTGCAGCAGATGATGTAAAGACCAAGGTTAATGATATTATTAAGGAATATGAAGATTGGCATATCAATAATCCAGGGGCTTCTAAAGATGAATTTGAAAGCAAATCTAAGGATATGATGGATGCTGTATCGGCCGTCTCTGTACCAAGTACTAATTCAAGTCAGCCTCCCCCGGCAAATAATGAAGAAGATGATGATGATGGACCTGGTCCCCAAATTGAAGAGATTGATTAATTTTTCTTCTTATATAATAAAAATGAATTATTATTTAAAAATAGCTAGTTATATAGTTATAGGATATTTTTGTATATGGATTGTATTCATGGTAGGTATGTCATTAAAATTATATTTTGATTATTATGGATATCCTACTATCAATTATTTTATGAAATTAATTTATAATCTTTAGACCTATTCTTTGATAATTTTTTCCCAATATAACATATATAACTAACAATGTACAATTATTTAGTAGAATTTATCGGAACTGCCTTTTTTGTTTATGTTATTTTAGCTACAGGTAACCCTCTTGCTATTGGTGCTGCGTTGGCATTAGTATTGTTGTTATCAATTAATATTTCTGGTGGATATATTAACCCAGCAGTTACTATAGTATTAGCCTCAGCCGGAAAAATACCTACCAATGAGATAATACCTTACTGTCTTGCTCAGATTTTTGGAGGATTAACTGCACTAGAATTATACAAAAGATACAAATTATAAATAATAAGTAAAGAGTTTATATATAAATCATTTTATATATAAAATATGTCGTCTTCGCCATCAGTTAAGTTGACTTCTAGTAAAAAGTCACGTAAAACTCCCAAAAATCAAACTGCTAAGTCCAGTGCTGGAGGTGAGTGCATCCTACTATCAAGACCATGTATACTAGATGTTTATCAAAAAGTAATGGAAATAAAAGATATGCAATATGCTTTACCAAAGACCGCAAATAAAGGTAAACCGGGTAATTATTTAGAACAATTAACTGGTATTCCTACGAGCTCCGAATGCTTAGATTGTACCGATGGAGAGGTAAAGGTATTTCCTCTTAAACAAAATAAAAGAGCAGGAGAATTGGTGACAAAAGAAACTATCGCAGTAACAATGATAAATAAAGAGAACTTAAAAAATGAAGAATTTACAGAATCTAAATGTTATAAGAAAATGACCAAAATATTGTATATTCCATACCTTCGGGAAGGAGATAACATTACCTATATGAGTCCCACTATTATTGATTTGAGAGAACCACAACATGCAGTGGTTTTGGAACAGCTGAAAACTGATTACGATAGTATTCGGAAATTTCTTATTGATAATAATACATTAGATGGGAGTACAAGTTTGGGAAAATATTTACAAAACCGAACCAAAGGCGCTGGTAAGGATGCACCCAAAACCAGAGCTTTTTATCTTAGAACACAATTTATGAAAGAATTTGTTAATTTTTAAATTTACTTGGTCTTTTGTATTAATCTATAAAATACAAATAAACCCAAAACTGTTAATGACCCAACATATAACTGTGTAGAAAAATTCATTTTATACTGTTCTCCTTTAATCGGAACAACATCATTTTTTTCATTATTATTCATTAATTCATCAACATCAGAATCATCTTTCTTTACTATAATAAAGTCATTTCTATCTCCTGGTTTTATAGAGATAGGAATTAACGGGCTATCAATTTCAATATACTTTGAATCAACAGATAAATTTCCTGATTTGTACAAATCAATGGATGCCGCCGGAACCTTTTTTTCTCCTTTGGTGGTACAACAATGTCCATTATCAGAAGTTAATGGTCTATTAGCTAAAGCTATATCGGTTGAATTATTAATTTTTTGAAATTTTGGGTTATCCATCATTAATCTTTATAATAGATTTACAAATTATTTTCTGAAAAACATCAATAAAATCAGTATAAAGATTATTTTACGTAATATGTTAACTATGTGTGGAATATTTACTTTACTAAATAACACACACCAATTATTAACTTATAATTTTGTAAAGGAACAATTTGATAAGGGAAAGGGTAGAGGTCCAGAGAATTCTGTATTAAAAAATGTTATGATTAAAGCTGATTTTGGATTTCATAGGTTAGCCATTAATGGTCTGAATGATATTTCAAATCAACCTATTGTCGTTGATGAAATTGTTCTAATATGTAATGGCGAAATTTATAATTATAGAGAACTTTACAAGGAAATCGGCAATGGATTTGAACCATCTACAGATTCTGATTGTGAAGTTATTATTCATCTTTATAAACGTTACGGAATGGAACATACATTACAACTTCTAGATGGCGTATTTTCTTTTGTATTAATTGACTATCGTCTATCTAATGCATTATCTAAAATGTATGTGGCTAGGGACCCATATGGTGTAAGACCATTGTATTTTTTAAAACCAGATTTTGAAACAGAAATCAATGACCCGTTTACTGATAATTCAGATATTGTTTATGATTTTAATATTGATTCTAGTTTGTATGGTTTTGCGAGTGAACTAAAGATGTTATATGAGATTAAAAACAAAATGAATGAATATATTACTAGTAAACGTTCTAGTAAAAGAAATCTACCTTTTTACAAAATAGAGCAATTTCTACCAGGTACTTACTCGGTTTTTGAACTAAAGTTTGTTGTAAATTCAACATGGAAAATTATTGAGAATCAACGTTCCTATCATTCTATTGGATTTCATACAAATATTAATCTTGTAAATCAGTCTTCCGATGAATCTGAAGCTTTAGCTATAAAAAATATTCAACATTACTTGGTAAATGCAGTTGAAAAACGGTGCTCAACTACAGAGCGACCAATTGCCTGTCTACTATCTGGAGGATTAGACAGTAGTCTTATTGCGGCACTAGTTAATGATTACCACGTAATAAATAACTTACCTACGCTAGAGACATATAGTATTGGTCTTCAAGATTCAGAAGATTTAAAATATGCACGTATTGTCGCCGACTATCTAGGAACCAAACATACAGAAATTTTATTAACTGAGCAAGATTTTTTGGATGCTATTCCTCAAGTAATTTACGCTATAGAAAGTTATGATACTACTACGGTTAGAGCTAGTATTGGAAACTGGTTGCTGGGAAAATATATTTCAGAGCATAGTAATGCCAAAGTTATTTTTAATGGTGATGGGTCTGATGAGTTAACTGGTGGGTATTTATATATGGGTCATGCACCAGACCAACTTGAATTTGATAAAGAATGTCGTAGATTACTGAAGGATATTTATACGTTTGATGTTTTACGTTCTGATAAATGTATTTCTTGTCATGGTCTAGAGCCTAGGACTCCATTTCTAGACCGTACGTGGATACAATATTATATGTCTATTCCTACTTCTTTGAGATTTCATAAACTGTATGGTGCAATGGAAAAAAGTCTCATTAGAAAAGCATTCGGTGAAAATGAATACATTAATTCGGTAGGTACTGCGCTTTTACCAGAAGAGATTTTATATCGTAGAAAGGAGGCGTTTAGTGACGGCGTATCTAAAACTACTCGGTCGCTTTATGAAATTATACAAGAATATACTTCTGCCAAATTTATTGAGGAAGATTATGTCAACTTTTCTTATGTTAAAAATAGTCCAGATATGTATGAGAAAATTGCGAAATATAGTGTGTATATGAGAGAAGTTGGTGAACATCTACTACCTAAGACAGCAGAACAATTCTATTATAGGAAAATATTTGAAAGTCATTTCGCTGGTATGGGGAAAATAATTCCTTATTTCTGGATGCCTAAATATGTAGACGCAAAAGATGCGAGTGCTAGAACCTTAGACATTTACGGAGTTAAACCAACGGTTTCATCAATACCATAAGATTATAGACTGCTTTGCCTATGTAAAAAATTGATTTTTATTTTAAATTATTTATTTAAAATAAAAAGAATTCAAGAATGTCAGACATTTTGCTCAAAAAGCAGGGCCATCCAATTAATGTGGATATTGTAAATGTGATTAAACTTTTTACCGGTGAACTTATTATTAGGGATGGGAAATTTATAAAAATAAAGCGTATACCCAAATCAGATTTTCGTTATAATATGTTACTAAAACGTCCAAGAATTAAACAGATTATGAATGAAACCGTCTATCATCTACGGGATTTGAACAGAATAAAGGGTTCAGCATGGTTCAAATTAAATGGTAAGTTTATGGTTATCAATTCGGGATTCCAGTATATACGAACTGGTACACTATATTATGAGGGTTTCGTTACAGAAATCTTCTACAAACAATCTAGAACATTATATTTTATAAGATAAATATATAATGGAAAACGTGGAAAAATTGGAAAAAGAAAAATTGGAAAAAGAAAAATTATTAGAAATTACTAGAAAATCATATTATGTTGTTTTTTATTTTATGTTATTTGCCCTTTTAATTACTTTTTTTTCAAGTATGATTGTGAATGATTCTCAATTACGAAGAATATTAATATTAGAAACAATGGTAACCGGAATATCTTCCTTTATGTATTATTTGTTTATCAATAATATTTCTACTTATTTTGATTCTCCACGTACCGATAAAGAAATAGACCTATCTGCAGTTAATCGTTTAAGATATAATGGATGGATATTCACAACACCTATTATGCTTATCGTTCTTTGTTTAGTTCTACAAAGTTCAACTAATATTCCCATCAATCCTATATTATTATTTACGATTCTTCTACTTGATTATCTTATGTTATTATTAGGATATTTAGGAGAAGTAAATGAATTTGACCGTTTATCTGCTATGATTCTAGGATTTATACCATTTTTTCTTATATTCTATTTAATTTTCATTACCTTTATTATTCATACATTTAACCCATTTAATTATCTTATTTTTGGTATTTACTTTTTCATTTGGGCAGGATACGGTATTTCCTACATTTTTGAAGATAAAATAAAAAATATTTCAATGAATATATTTGATTGCATATCAAAGGCGATTGTAGCCATATTATTATCTTTTTCTTACATATTCTGGTAAGGACCGCTTGGACCCGTTGGACCCGTTGGACTGACCACAAAGTTTGAACCAGTAGGACCAGTATATCCAGTATATCCTTTCTTTGAAATATATTCATCTCTAGTTTTCCAAAAAGCAAATCCATAATCGGTTTTTGGTTTTATAAGTTTTCCATTCCCACCAGGAATAATATATCCACTAGGTCCAGAACAAATACATAAAATTTTCTTGGGATGACGTTTCATAAAACATTCCATTTCTATGTAATTACATTTTAAGATACCCTTGTAATTTCCACAATTTAAACAAAATAAATGCATAATTAATGTTTCTTTCGTGTAATAATGCTTTACGTATGTATAATCTTTTGGTGGATTACATGGTGTATTAATTACATCTCTAATATATATCGTGTTTTCTATAAATTGAAGTGAATTATGATAATTAGTCATTTTATAAAACTTTATGTTGGTTTTAAAACTAAACAGTAGTTGTTTTGTTAGGTCCTTGTTTTTTTCACAATGTTCATCAAGTTTCTTAGGTGTTATAAAAATAAATTGTCTAATTACGTTTATAACATCCATAGGTAACTTTAATCGGTTCAAACATAATTGCTTCTGTGTCCAAGACATTTATATCGGAATAAATATATTTGTATAAAAAAATATATTTATGTCATTTCATTGTTTTATTGATTCAAAGGTTCAATGGTTCAATGGTTCAATTCTTTAAAAGTCGGCCGTAAAATCAAACACGTCTTTGTCAACAGTTTTATTGGCCAATGCATACTCTGAATTGGTACGTTCAAAGAAATTTACCTTGGACTCAATACTAATCAACTCCATAAAATCAAAGGGATTTTGTGAATTATAAATCTTATCATAACCCAATTGAAGAGCCAAGCGGTCAGCAACGAATTCAATATATTGAGTCATTAGTTTGGCATTCATACCTATCATACGGCAAGGAATTGCCTCGGTAATAAACTCTTTCTCAATCTCAACTGCCTCTTTAATTATCTCATAAATACGCTTCTTAGGGAGTTTACGTACAAGTTTGGAATAAAGTAAAATAGCAAACTCAGTATGAAGCGCTTCATCTCTAGAAATGAGCTCATTTGAAAACGTAAGTCCAGGCATAAGACCTCTCTTCTTCAACCAATAAATAGAGGCAAAAGAAGAACTAAATAAGATACCTTCTACACAGGCAAATGCCACTAGTCGGGAAGCAAAGTTACTGCGCTTATCACCTAGCCACTTTTTGGCCCATTCAAATTTCTTCATAATGCAAGGATAATGTTTGGTAGCCTCAAACAACTTGGTTTTTTCTTCCGAATCCTTAATATACGTGTCTATCAACAGACTGTACATTTCACTTTGGCAAGTCAACAAACCATTAAATAAACCAGTATGCTTTTTTGGTTCATTGAAACAATATGTTGGTTCATCGTCCAATATTTTGGTTACACTAACTATCTTTATTCTTTCAGATTTTTCAACCGAATCATTTATTCGTTCACAATAAATAAGTTGTAGACGCTTTGGTGAAAATCCTAAATCTATAAGTTTGTTTACTGATTTTCCTGTAATATACATTACGTAACATTCCTTACAATTATAAAAATCTAATTCGCCACTTCCATCATTTTTGGGTAATAATTTTTTTTCTGCTTTGTGGTTTAATTTTATATTTGAAATGATACCAAGAGTCGTTAACAACAACTGAACATCTTGTAAGAACTTAAAATTAATAGAGACAATTTGAATAGATGTGGAATCTTTTTCCTTATTTAAATTTATACATCCATCCGCATCAACATAACCCTCCAACCATCTTAATCTGGTATCTATACTATAATTAATAGGTACTTCAAATTTTGATTTATTAATATAATTTTGAGCATAAAAATAAATCTTTTTGTCGTCCTCACTGTATTTATCATATTTAAAATGTTCCAATAACTCCTTTTTTTTATCGTACAAATAAATAACCGGATAATTATTACAAATGGTTCCGTCCCCACAAAAGAACCCATGCATATAAGGATTCATAAAATCATCATTACAATCCACAAATTCAGAACAAGGAACAACATATCTCTCCAAAATATCATCTATAACCAAATCTTTTGTTTCAATTTGTTCACATACGCATCTTTCTGGATGATACTTGTTTCCCTTTTGAATTAACCATTTGTGGCCAGGGCTACAATCTAATTCCATACCATTGGATAAAACGACTTTGTATATTTCTTGATTACCAGTGTATTTTATTTCTACATCTGTATATTCTTCACCATTCCAAATGTTGATATGACTGTTCTCTAAATCTTTAATTGCAAAATATCCTTTATCTGTTAAAATCTTTGTTTCACCAACTACACAATGTATATTTTCCATGGCAATTTGAAACCCATAAAATGCCCTCGCCTCTGAAACCTGTACATCACTCATAAAACGAACCGCTAAATTTTCGGTAACTGCACCATCAGATGCCGAAAAGAATGCCAATACCATTTTTATAAAATTACGTTCGTCTTCTGAAAGTGTATTCCAATCGTTCAAATCCTGAGCTAAATTGACTTCTTGTACGACCCAGAAACAATCAACTTGACGCTTGTACATTTTCCAAATATCATCATGTTGGATTGGAAACATTACGTAGCGGTTATCGTCAGGAGTCAAAAGGGGTTCAGTAAAGGCTGGCTCGGACATTTTCTTCTAAATAATATACTGCTTAGATTTTATCTTGTTTTGTAAAAATAATTAATGTGCGTTTTTAAGGTAAATAACGCATATTAATTTATGAATCAATTTTTTCTTTTATTTTCTTGATTTTTTAGATTTACGATGTTTACGTGTTTTACCACCAGTCATACGTTTACGCATACTACGTTTCATTGATTTGGGTGTAACATTTCCTACAAATTTGCCGACACCGCTGAAAACATCACCTACAAATCTTCCGCTTTTGTTTAAAACGTTCCCTACAACTCCGTTTTTAGTCGCTCTGCTTTTAACCGCTCCGCTTTTAGTCATTTTGTCTTTTTGCCTATATAATAACTATATATATTTTATATTTAAAAATGCTAAATCTTTGTAAATATAAAGACCTTTTTGGCAAACCAAATACAGGAATGCATAGTTACAGATTGTTCAATATAGCAGTTGCTGATGTTGTCATGACAATAATCGGAGCATATATTTTTTCTTGGATTTTCAAGTTCTCCTTCCCTATTACTTTAGCAATTTTCTTTTTATCAGGAATTATTATTCATAGACTTTTTTGTGTGCGAACTACAGTGGATAAATTGGTGTTTCCGAATGTTAAAGAATAATTATTAAAAAAGTATGAAGTTTTAGCAGAGCGGTTAACTAGTGATTACTAGTTTCATTACCTTTTTTTTGTAGGAGTCGGTGTTGGTGGGGGTGGTGGTGGTTGAGATTTATACCATTGTTTATCTTTCGCAGTACCGTATATAAACACATCAATGAATCCGTATTTGTTTATTTGTTTGTACAACATATCAGAATTAGTTCTGTAGTCAGAATTACCAAATTTTTTTGTAGGGTCATCTGGCATTTTTACATTTTGAAAAAATATAGAATGTTTATTGGGGTCCAATATTATTGGATTAGGATCCACTAAACATGGTTTATTTGGATCTGTACTTTTTACAAATATATTTGTTATAGAATCATCAAAATCATATTTTACATTGCCATCGGCATCTATAGGGAATTTTGTTTTATATTTATAATTGTCGTTAGTTGACCTATAGACTAATTGTGGATTAACGACTGTACTGTTCATCGCATAATAAAATAAATAGTTATCAATTTCAAAGTTAGTCTTTTTATTTAATTCATTTGTATACTCTATTTGGATTGGAATACCACTATGCATAGATGAAAATTTTTTATTTTTAACTATAAGATGAATAGAACTGTTTATAGGATCATTACTAATACCAGAAAAATTTAATCGCCAAGTTCTATTATGATTTTCTATATTAGTATTATCCGACTGTCCATACGGTAATATAGATTGGTTATAAAAACTTGTAAACTCTTTATCTTGATTGTAATATTTTTTATAAATGTCTTGTCCATCACTAAAAAAACTTACAGTCAATTTGTTTGCCGCATTATTTAATTCAAGTGAAGGAACTGTTGTTTTTGATGCTGTTGTAGTTGCTCCTTCAACATAATTTCTATTAGATAAAAACAAAAATATAGAACACATTAACAGGACAAATATAACCAAACACACAACAAAATATTTTTTAGAAAATAATATTTTCTTAAAAAGTCCCATATACATAATGTACCTAAATTAGTATTCAATGTTTTGGTTAAATAAATAATTAATTTCTAAAACTTTAAGTGAATAAAGTTTTAGAAGGTATAGTCCAACTCTTACGATTTTTTATTTTCTTGAACTATAGTAAATCAATAGTATGAAACATACGGATATTGACCTTTCTGACACTATCGGTGAACCTAAACCTGAGCTCAAGAAACAACGTGCTCGTAAACCTCGTAAACAGAACCAAAAAGAAATTATGAATGAGTTCTATACCGAAGTAGAAAAAGAAAGGGAAAATTCCGCTGCAAAACAACGCAAAATTTATGAGAATATGCAATATTTATCACCTAATGAAAAAGCACAATTTGACCAAAAATTTACTATACCAAAAAATTTCAGTCAGGAACGCTATACTGGACTATTAAAACAAAAATCTAAAAAAATAGTGGTTGCAACCGGTCCAGCAGGTACCGGAAAAACCCTTTTTGCTACCGAATTTGGTGTACGTAATTTCCTATTAGGAACTTATGAAAAATTAATTTTCACTAGACCTTCGGTATCTGTAGATGAAGACTTGGGTTATTTACCAGGTACTTTAGAAGAGAAAATGGCTCCATGGGTCAGACCAATTTATGATATATTATATCAATTTATTAGTCCCAAAGAAGTGACTGCATTAATTGAAGAAAAAGTTATTGAAATTGCTCCATTAGGATATATGCGTGGGAGAACATTTAAAAATTGCTGGATTGTTGCAGATGAAATGCAAAATTCCACTATTTCTCAAATGAAGATGTTGCTTACCCGTTTAGGAGAAAATAGCCGTCTCGTCATTACTGGAGATTTAGAACAATATGATAGAAACAATGAATTAAATGGCTTAGATGATTTTTTACAGAAATTTAAAGGGAGAAGGTCATCTAGTATTACTAGTTTTGAATTCCAACGAAGTGATATACAACGTGAAGAAGTAGTGAAAGAAATTCTTGATATTTATGGGGGAGATGTACCTGTAGATTATACATTAGATTCGGATGAAGGGATAGACGAAAAATAAAAATTATAAAAATTATAAAAATTTAGGAATTTACCTATTAATTTCCCTATATAAAGTATATTAAAAAATGTTTAATAAAATAATGAAATTTAAATACAACTTCAATCCTATTTTGTACAATAGATTTATACTTTATTTCTTCTTTGCTATTGCATTATTAGATTTGATTTATTTTTTAAACACAAAAGATATATATTCTTTTTCAACCCTTATTCTGATTGGCGTTTTGGCTTCGTTTTTTAATAAAAACATGACTGTTATTTTGTTTATTTCTTTGGTGTTCACTCATATTCTTAAATATGGACGTTCTTCTTTTACTGAAGGAATGGAGAACATGGACGACGAAGACGAAGGTACGACAAAAGCTACCAAAGCTCCAAAAGTTGACGATTCAAAAGCCGGAGAGATGATATCATCAAAAATAAAAGACTATTCAAAAAAAATAGATGATATTTTAAAAACATCAGAAAACGGCAATGAAACTCATAAAGAATTAAAATCTAATTTAAAGGATATGCAAGATACACGTGATAAAATATTAGATAATGTAAAAAATATGCAACCATTACTAGGGAAATTCCAAGGATATGTAGAAAAGTTTAACACGTTAAAAAACCAAACCGACACGTCTGCATTAAATAATGATGCATTTACAAAAAAGTAAATTTTACCTACCTGAATTTGATAAAGTCTAATAAAAATCGTAAATTATTAATATATTTTTACCATTATAAGTATATATTAATATTAATGTTAGCAATTGACCCAATAGCCGATGTGGAAGGTGCTATTACGGCATCACTATCTGCATCTAGTGTGGTTGAAGGTGCTGTTAATATGGTTTCAGGTGCTGTAGGTGTAGTACAAGGTGCACTATCTAACGCACAGGGATTCACAATGCTTGCTGAGGCTGCCGCAGCAGCTGCATTTATCATACCAATAATAGCACTTGAATTTATGGGTTTAGTTGACATATTATTAGGTTTATTTATGGTATTTGTTGGAAGTATAAAGAGTTTAATATTCTTTGTACCAGACTTAATTGATGGAATATATACTTTTGCAGCGTTCTCTTTAACCTGGATGCTCTGCTTGTTTAAAAATTTAGGTAATATGCAAACCTGTATATTTTATTATTTGTTAGAAGTTGTAGGGCAAATATTATATTTACCGGTAAGATTGTTTTTATGGGTATTGTTTCAATTTGGTATGGATATGTATGGAAGAGAAACTCAATTTTGGGATATGATTGAATACCTAGACAAAATTGTTATGAATTATGGCGGTTTTCATATTTGTCATTACCCAAAAAATATTAGAGAACAATGTTATAATTGTCAAAGATTGAAGGTATCTGCTTTAGTAGAACATACCAGTCCGTTGGCGAATGATGTTTCAAACCGAATTCCCAAACTGCTTATGCCAGGATTTAATCTTATCGGACAAGGTGGAAATCAACTTATGCATCCTTTTGATGTTAAAGCACCAAATATTGACCCTGATGTGTTTACATCAGGATGGGACTTTGAATAGGAACCAAATGAACACAATTTTAAAATTAGTTTTATATATGTTATTATATATAAAATAAAAAATTATAAAATGGGTAAAAAATGTATTCCTGGAGTCTTATGTGTTGAAAACATGACCCTTTTTTTATTGTTTGTTATCCTAATCCTAGTAGTTTATTTTTACCATAATTTATCAAAAAACAAGACTAATTCCGAACCAAATGTTATTATTGTAAATCAACCTGCTCCTATTCAAAAATTAGGTGGAATGGCGACTCGTTTAGACCCTTTTAATGACCCATATGCTCCACCTATGAAATCTGATGGAATATATTATCCACGTACTTTTGGCGATGTACGTGGTGTACCGGTTAATATAGAAACCCGGGGATTGAATACCGAATATCAACAAGTTGGTATTTTAACAAGAGTAAATAGTTCTCAGGATATGATTTTACCTCTAATGGGAAGAAGAAATATGGCAGGAAGAGATAAATGGCAATATTATACTATTTCCAATACAGGTAATTTAAACACTAAATTACCAGTTAGTGTTAACGGAAAGAGCTGTACAAATGAATATGGATGTGATAATATAAATAATGGAGATATGGTTTATGTGGAAGGATATAATGATTCATTCCGTGCAACGGTTTATGAAACAAGTACATTTCAATATATACCACAACTTTAGAAATAATGAAATTTTTTTGTTTTATAATTAGTAAATAAACTATATCTGTGTATAATATAGTTTATTATGGCATTTTTTGATAAAAGTAATTCAATACCAGTAAAATCAAATTTTTTAAATTATAATTATCCCCCCTCTAATTTATTTAATAAGGGTCAGTGGCAGCAAAAAAATACCTCTTTTTTTTCATCTCAGTTTTTTTATCAAATAACCTATCCGACTGATTCGGTCAATAGTAACAAATCGGTTTTAACTCATACTGAAAAAGGCATCCCACGTAAATACAAACCGTACAATATGTTTTTATACGGAGTATTACATGATAATATTACTGGATTGACCAGTGGAGAAGGTAAAAATCCTGATATTATTGGAGAACTCGTCATACAAAATGTAAGCGATAATAGTGATAAGAAAATTTATTTATGTGTTTTTTTACAAAAAAGCTCTGGAATGTCTATTACCACAACTAGTATAGATAGCATCATTAAAATGATTAACTCTGACCCTTTAAAAACTACTTCATTTATTACTAGTGTTGAATTAAATCTTACACAAGATATTCCTCCTGTGGCAAACCAAAAGTGTATTGTTTACAAAGACATCAACAATACTGTTATTATACTTACCGAACCTATCATGATAAATAGTGTAACAGCTAATATTATAGCAAATCTTGATACCTCTACAGATTTATTCAAAATTTCTGCGCCAAATAATTATATTAATGAAACAAAAGAAGAAGCTGGTGCTAAGCTTGACCCCAATGCTGATCCAGAAAAAAAAAACGATACCGATGATATATATATTGACTGCAAACCTACTGGTGTAAGTGATAATGAAATACAAACATATCAACTTCCAATTAATAGTTCTTCATTAAATGATATTCAAAAGATGGATTTTATGAAAACCTCGGTTAATTTCTTTCTTTTTGCAATGGGTATAGGATTTATTTTTATGGGTGTTCCTGTTCTTTATAAAATGGTTGTTATTGATAATATTCTTAAGAATAATCAAGATGATTATGAAAGAAAAAAACTTATACGTAGTGCTGATATAATCATTGCTACTGGTGTAATAATATTTGTTTTAGGTTCTTTTTACAATGGATTCCAAGGTGATGGAGATTATCAAATGATAACAAATGGTCTTTTTGGTTTTGTTTTATTAGGATTATCAGTATCCCTTATTTTAACCAAAAAATTAGATAGGGAGTATCTAAGTAGAATAGATAAAGATGGGAAAGCAACTGGTATAATTTATCTAAAAGATGAAGAAACAACTAAACCATTCACAGATGCTAAAAGTGTATTTGGATTATTATCAGCAGGAGCCGGATTCATGTTAAGTACAGACGGAGCATTGTTACATATATTGGCAGTGGAAGTTATTGTATTATCCATATTATTAATTTTGTGGCTAGCTACTGGAAGTATAAGTGAAACTGAATTTAAATCATATTGTAAACAATACATCGGTTTTTACATACCAATATTTGTTGCACTTTTTATATTCGTATCAAAACCATAATTATATAATTAGTAAAATAATTAAATAATTAAATAATTAAAACATAGATGCATTCTTAGTATTCTCGGCCACTGGTTTAAATGAACTATCAGTAAATATACTTGGGTCGCTATGACCTATAGGGGCCATTTTTTGGACAATTTGTTCTTCTAATGTTTCTAATTGTGGTGGATTCATTGCCTTCAGTTCTGCATCTTTTTTAGCCTGGGTAGGTGTATATTGCATTAAAGTAACATTTCCAGTATGGTTGGATGAACGTCTTAGTAATTCATAAGCTACAAAAATGTAAACTACCGCTAATACTGGATTCACATGGAAGAATAAAAACACAGTAATTATAAAAATAGATAACATACCTAAAGATGAATGAATTGCTCCAGAAAAAAAACTAGGTGTTTGAATAGGTAAAATTATGTATAAAATAAAAATACCCAATAATAACAATTCTAATTGAGAAAATGATTTGAATAAATCTGGAATATTCATTTATATTATACAATATCATTATATTTTTTCAAGTCATATGGATAATATCTATATCTTACAAAATTGAAACATGCTAAATAATTTATTAAATAATATATAAATAATACATCTACTATATTAGTTAGCAAAAATGTATCGTAAAAAGGTTTTTACTACCAAAAAGAAAAATGAACCCAAAATAGTATCTAAAGAATGGGAAATTACTACCGAATATAAAAATATTATTTGTTCTCAATCCTATCTAGGTAAAAAAGGTTATACTATTCCCAGGAACATTTTATCCAAAGAGGATGAGAAATTTTTAAGGAAGGATTTACTTGTAAAACCTATGATATTTGGTGCGAATTTTGGTACAGAAACGACTGCATTCCCCGTTTTTAGAGAGAACCCAAACAAGATTTATTTACCTCGTTTTTACGGTATAGAACGGTATGGATTACCTGGTCGTTCAGAAATTGGGCTAGGTGACAATATCAATATTGAATTTACTAAACCATTACGTGATTACCAAGAGAAAATAATAAAAGTTTATATTGATTATGTTAATTCTCCAATTTGTAAAGATAGTACGGAAAAAGGTAATGGAGGGATATTAGAAGTTCCATGCGGACGAGGAAAGACTATTATGGCATTAAAAATAATATCCATTTTACAAAAAAAGACACTTATATTAGTATATAAAGAATTTCTTATGAATCAATGGATTGAACGCATAAACGACTTTTTACCAGGAACCAAGGTAGGAAAAATACAGGGACAGGTTTTTGATGTAGAGGGGAAAGATATTGTTATCGGAATGATACAAACCCTGTATGATAAAGAATTTTCACAAGATACGTTTTCGTGTTTTGGTCTTACTATAGTAGATGAAGTACATCGTATTGGTAGTGAGCAATTTTCCCGAACCCTCTTTAAAACGATTACACCATACATGCTCGGTATATCTGCTACAGTAGACCGTAAAGATAAATTAACCCGTATTTTGTACATGTTTATCGGTGAAAAAATTTATACCGAAAAACGTGAGGATGATGATTTGGTTTCAGTTCGGGCGATTCGTTATAAAACAAACGACCCTGAATTTAATCAGGTTGAACAGGACTTCCGTGGTAATACAAAATACAGTACTATGATTGTCAAATTATGTGAGTTTGGACCTCGTAGTGATTTCATAATTCGTGTTATTAAAGATTTGGTAGAAGAAGAACCTGAGAACCAAATTATGGTTCTTTGCCATAATCGTTCATTGCTTTCTTATTTGTATGATGGAATAACCCATCATTCTATTGCTCAAGTTGGATATTATGTGGGTGGAATGAAACAAGATAAATTACAAGAAACAGAAAAAAAGCAAATCGTATTAGCTACATATGCAATGGCGGCCGAAGCACTAGATATTAAATCATTATCTACATTAGTGATGGTGACCCCAAAGACGGATATTACTCAGTCTGTAGGTCGTATTTTAAGAGTAAAACATGAGAATCCTATTATTGTGGATATTATAGATTCTCATGATTTGTTTGAAAATCAATGGAAACAACGTAAACGATTTTACAAAAAATGTAATTATGCGATTAGAGAAATTGATTCTATCAAATATTCCAGTATGATGGTAGATTGGGTGGAGGATAAGAACTGGACACTAACATATTCCCCTAAAAAGTGTGAAAAAAGTGGAGACGATGATTCCGATAATGAAAAAAAAAATGGTATCGGTAAGTGTTTAGTTCCGTTGGTAAATATAGATTTGGATTAATAATTCTTTATCAATACTTCTCTCGTCTTTGATTCGGGATTCTTTGAATTAATTGCTCGTTTACACATTATTGATTCAATATGATATTTTTCATTTCTAAAATTATCCCTAACTAAAGGTACATCGGCATTACTCAACATTATCTTTATTGATTTTTCAGTTAATCCATGTATTAATTCAAACAGTTTTTTATGATTTTCATCGGTAAACCCATTTTCTGTATAACCAACGAATGATTTATCATTTTCTGGTGCATATGGAGGGTCTAGATAAACATAATCATTGTTTTTTACGGCGGATAGTGATTTTGTAAAATCTAAACATTCAAATACTACGTTCTGGATTAATGAATGTATTTCATTTAAATGCTCTCGGTTTACGATTTGAGGCTTATTATAATGTCCATACGGAACATTAAATCCATTTGGACCAACTCTAAAGACCCCACGAAACCCGGTTTTATTCATAAAAATAAACATTGCGGACCCTAGTATGGATTTTTTATCATTACCTGATAATTTATTATATTGATTACGAATCCAATAATAATAATTTTCTTTCAGTAATTTTGCATCTTCAATACTTTGAGGATTTCGGTTTAATATTCCGGTTCCGCATTCATTGTGTTCCTTAATAATATTCTCTAAACAAGTAAATAATTCATTATGATTTGATTGTATATTTTTGTAAACATAAATTAATGGTTCATTCAAATCATATGCGTATATTTTTCCATGGATTTTAATAACACCATGTTTTGCATAAGATAGTAATGAAAATAGTACACTTCCCCCTCCTAAAAATACCTCATGGTAATTATTCATTTCAACCGGAAAGTTAAGCATTAATTTATCAATAATTTGGGTTTTACCTCCAACCCATTTCAAAATTGGTTTACTTACATTAATATTTACTTGTACCAATATCTGTGTCTCTACAATCATTTCGTTGATTAATGTATTTACTGTGGATTCTTTCACTATACTTTCACTTACGCAAGGATTCTTCTTATTCACATGACTAGTATATTGTGACTTTTGGGAAAACTCCCTACCACATTTATCACAATTATAATTCACCATTTTCTATTATAGATAATGAATATAATTCTAAATCAATTTTCTTAGGTGTAATACTATTATATGTATGTTCTAATTAGTTCCCATTGACAAGCATTCCTCGTATCATAATAACATATTTCAAAAACATCACATTCATTAAACCCGAGGTCGTAACATAATCCCATATCATTAATTGTGTCAAAACTAAATTGAAAATAAAAACTACCGTCATCAGATATGGTTATTGTTTTCAATATCTCCATTTTTTTACTTATTATGGGTTTGACAATAGTATATCTTTTATCATTTTTAGAAAAAATATTAATATATTTTCCATTTCTATATTTGATTCTTCCGTCATATTCTAATATTATATGTAACAACTCTTTGGGAATATATGCAACTTTCATTGTTATTTATTTTCTTATTATATCTTTATTTTTTTTTTTTTTTTTTTATTTT